TAAGAATCGCAGGTTATCAACCCGCATGGTGGCGCGGCACTTGTGCAACACGCCGTTGTGCGTCGAGGCCGAGCACATCACGGGTGGATCTCAGAAGCAGAACGTGCGCCAGTGCGTGCAGGAAGGCGGGCACCGCAACGGCTATTACGAATACGCTCACGAGGATGCACTGTGATCTGGCTCGACACCGAGACGTTCAGCACCACGCCGATCAAGCACGGCACGTATCGCTACACGTCGAACGCCGAGGTGCTGATCGTCACATACGCCTTCGCCGACGACGATCCGGTGCAGCTATGGGACGTGACCGCAGGCCGTAAGATGCCGGGCGATCTCGAACACTTCCTGCTCGACACCGACGAACTCATCACCGCGCACAACGCGATCTTCGACCGGCTGATGATGACGTGCTCGCGCAACATGCGCATCAAGATCAATCAGGATCGCTGGCGCTGCACGATGGCGCAAGCCTACGCGCACGGCCTGCCCGGTGCGCTCGATAAGCTGTGCGAGATCCTGCGCGTGCCTGTTGACCAGGCCAAGGTGAAGAACGGTCGTGCTCTCATTCGCCTCTTCACGATGCCGCAGCCGAAGAACAGGAAGATCGAGCGAGCCACCTGGTACACCCACCCGAAAGAATGGAGCGACTTCTGTGACTACGCCAAGCACGACATCTCAGCCATGCGTGTCTGCCAGCGCACCATGCCCGCCTGGAACTATCGCGGAAGTGAGCTTGAACTCTGGCAGCGGGATCAACGCATCAATGATCGAGGTTTCCTTGTCGATGTGGACTTCGCAAGGGCTGCGCTCCGTGCGGTTGACCGTTCCCAAAAACGGCTCGCGGCCGAGACTGTGGACGCGACTGATGGACAAGTAGCCAGCGCGACGCAGCGCGATCAACTCATCGCCTACATCCTGCAAGAGTACGGCGTCGATCTGCCCGACATGCAAAGCGCCACCATCGAGCGGCGGATGCGCGACCCTGATCTCCCCGACGAACTGAAGGAACTGCTCGCGATCCGCGTCGAGTCAACTCAGACGAGCAACAGCAAGTACAACTCGCTCTTGCGCGGCGTCTCTGCCGACGACAGGCTGCGCGGCACGAAGCAATTCTGCGGCGCGGGGCGCACTGGCCGGTGGGCCGGGCGCACGTTCCAGCCCGACAATCTGCCGCGTCCTGACGGCACGCCGCAGGAAGAGATCGACGAATTCATCGACGCGGCACGCAACAACTTCGAGGATCTCGTCACTGAGAAAGTGACGTTCATGGCCTCGAAGGCGATACGCGGCACGATCATCGCGCCACCTGGCAAGAAGCTGGTGGTGGGCGATCTATCCAACATCGAGGGCCGCAAGGCGGCGTGGCTCGCGGGCGAAGAGTGGAAGCTGCAATCCTTCCGCGAGTTCGATGCTGGCCGTGGTGTGGACAGCTACATCGCAGCCTACGCTCGGGCCTTTCGCATCGCGGTCGAGGAAGTCACCAAGAGCCAGCGACAAGTCGGCAAGGTGATGGAGTTGATGCTGCAATATGAGGGCGGCGTCGGCGCGTTCGTGACAGGTGCCGCGACGTACGGCGTGGATCTCGAAGCACTGGCTGTGGTGGCGAAGCCGCACATCCCGCGTGAGATCTGGAAGGAAGCCGAGGGCTTTCTCGAATGGACGAAGAAAAAGAAGAGGGCCACGTTCGGCCTGTCCGATGACGCCTTCATCGTTTGCGATTCGCTCAAGCGCATGTGGCGGCTCGCGCACCCGCGCATCACCTCGTACTGGCCCGAGCTAAAGGAAGCTGCCATCAACGCCATAGCGACGCCCGGCAGCACGTTCGAGGCGCGGATGCTGAAGTTCCAGGTGGACGGCTCGTGGCTGCGCGTGCGCCTGCCCTCGGGCCGCTATCTGTGCTACCCAAGCCCGCGCCTCAAAGAGATCCGCGACGGTGCCGACTGCGAGATCAGCTACCTCGGCCTGAATCAGTACACACGGGCCTGGCAGCGGCTCAAGATCTACGGCGGCAAGTTCTTGGAGAACGTGACGCAGGCCGCAGCGCGTGACGTGCTCGTGGCACCGTGGGAAACTATCGAGGAAAATGGCTACGCCATCGTGCTCCATGTTCACGACGAGAACGTGTGTGAGGTGCCCGACATGCGCGAGTGGAACATCAAGCAGTTGTGCGAGTTGATGTGCGCCCCGATCTCGTGGGCCGAGGGCTTGCCGCTGGCTGCGGCAGGATTCGAGACGTACCGCTACAGGAAGGAGTGACCAATGCTTAGACGATACATTGATTTCGTGACGGCACCCGAGGAAGTGAACATCACGCCCGGCTCGATCAAGACATCGACGCAGGCCGAGGTGCGCGAGGGCCGCATCAAGAGCGCTCTCGCTCGCCTCGGCGCACGGTGGGTGCTTGCGCCAACGCGGGAGAAACAGCTTCGGCAACTCCACGCCGAAGCCTGGGATCTCGCATGACCGAATTTTTCAACGAGAAGGGTGTGTGCATCGCTCGCGTATTTCGCGAACCGGCTGCGGTGCCCTGCGTGGTCGTGCCGCCGCGCCAGTTCCTTGACACGCGCATGACAGCAAGCGACTTCAGGCTGCTATCCGAGTCCGAGAAATACGGCGCTTACGCCGATGCGCACCGTGAGAGGTAGTGGCGTGGAGAAAGAGCAGCCAGATCAAGAAGTGCAGAACGATATTAAGGGCACGCTGATGCACAAGATCGGTTGTCAGTGCTTTATGTGCCTAGCGACATACAGCGACCTTACAGAACCAGGAGATGAAGATGACTTCCGCCCCTTCTAGCAGCCCTGATAAGCACGGCGAACTTACCGCCCTGCGCCTGAAGCTGCGGTCGCGGTATGCCATCACCGACGAAGAAAACGAACTGCTGATGGACTTTGCGAAGGCACGGCCCTCACTCGCACCCACGGAAGGCTTCTACGAGAAGCTGTGGAAGGATTTCGTCGGTCTTCAGCGTGGTGATGCTGTCGGCACCTGTGAAAAAGTCGAGGCGTGGTATCGCGCTGGCTGTCCCACGCCACCATCACCCCTCGCTGCGCCGATCTTCCGAACCGACCCGGAGATTCGCTGGTGCAGCAGCGACGGCACGATCAACGGGCATCCGACCGCCTACGATTGCTTGCAGGACGCCGAAGAACAGATCGCCGCCGACAAGGACTTCTACTTCGAGCGGACTGACGTTCGCATCAACGAGGTTCCGCTGCTCAAGGCGCTGCTATCCCACATCGAGCCGCAGGAAGGAATCTACCGCACGGCTATCGGAGGAATGGGCAGTTCCGATCCGCTGATCGCTTCTCTGTCGAAAGAGGTTGTGAGGCTTGTCGCAGAAGTTGTAAATCGCAATCAGCGGGCCTTGGATGGTGACAAAGCGAAAGCCGTGCTGGAAAAGTACCCCGACCAAACTCCCCTATCCGCAACTCGGCCAAAGTTGACCGGATTCGAGCATGACCTGAAGTGTTGGGTTGGCTTCTTCCAAGACGTGCTGGACAAGCGGAAGGGCTTTGAGATTCGGAACAATGACAGGAACTACAAGGTGGGCGATACGCTGCTGCTCCGTGAGTGGTCGCCTGACGAGAAGGTATACACCGGGCGCAGTTGCCGCCGCGTTGTCACCTACATCACGTCATGGGAGCAAAAGCCAGGATTCGTAGTCCTGAGCGTTGCGACAGACGAGGGGGCGAAGGGGAAATCATGAGCCATTACTTGAGCGAAATTGCTTTCGACGCCAACGGCCACATCCCGCCGATGGTCAACGGAAGGCCGCGCCCGAAGGCGCGCATCGTCGTGGACTTGGAGAAGGCGCGTAAATACGCCGAGCAATCGTTCCACGCTGGCACGCTGGCGGCGCTGGATGTGGTGTACCTGCACGATCAGGATGTAGTAGCGGAGGAAATCGTGCGCGCCACCGACAGCGCCGCGCTGCTCAAGTTTGCCAAGTCGGACGAGTACCACAACCTGAAGAAGCTGCGGGGCACCGTTCGCCGTGTAGATAGGGGCAACCACGGGAAATGAGAAATCTCGCCACAAAATATATTTCTCGGGGCGTCATGCTCGGTAAGTCTTTGATGTTGTCTCGCAGCGCACGGGCAGAAATAAAACGAACCGTGGGGCATCGTGATTTTCCACGCCCCGATGTTGCGGCGCATTTCCAATTTCCGAAAAAGTCGTTTGAGATAATGGTCTCTGCAACATCGTTCTTTAACAACTGGAGACCACATGGAAAGCAACGACAATCTCGGCAACCGCCGAGAGCACAAGGTGACTGCATCGCGCACGCAGGACGGGTTCGACAAGCTGCTATCGAGCATGATCGGACTGCCGAATGGAGCGAATACCAAGCTCGCAGCCGTGCAGCACATCGACTTCTACGGCAACGTCACGACGTACAACATCCAGTCGGTCAAAACCGACGAGGGCGTGACGACGTTCGTGATGCAGGCCGATGCGAACGGCTCGGTGAGGTACATCCTGCCGACGAAAGTGCTGGGGGCTATCGACCGTCAGCGGGCCTCACTCACCAAGCAGGTGCGGAGGCGCAACGGCAAGCGGATCGCAGAGGAACGCGCCGCTGCCGGTATCCAACCAGGTTTTATGAAGCAGCAGTAACTTCAAGCCCCGGCTGGCAACGGTCGGGGCTTTTCTTTGCCCGTGGTTGCCAGTACGTATCGCAACCATGAGTCTACTTCCTAAGCGCGCGCCGAGAGCACCATACGAGACCAAGATTGGGGTTCGCATAACCTATCTGCGGTACAAGATCGAAATGCTGGACGCTTGGATTGGCGAACTGAACGCCGACCGGCGAAGGGCAGATCAGGAGTATCAGAAGCTGGTATTGCGCCACCCTGCCGCATCGAGCGAAAGTTCACCAGGAGAAAAAGTAATGAGCGGATTGATCGACACCAACACCACCAACGTCATCGACGTGTACGACGCGCTCACGGCTTACGAGAAAGCCGTGCGCGGGCGCAACGAAGCCGAGCTAGATCGCACGCGCTCCGTGCTCGGCGAACTGCTGAAGCGCTCGGCCGTCGCGCCGCAGAAAGGATGCCCGTGCGCGGCATCCGGCGAACTCTTCTGCGAAGCCTACCTCAAAGCGGAGCTTGACAATGCTGACGGCTGAACAGCGCAAGGTTTACGAAGTCGCGGCCCGCCTCTACTGCCAGCGGATCGGCGAAGATCCCGAGGCCCGCGTGCCGATGCCGAACCCCAACCCCAGGATCGGCGAGCCGGTGCCCGGCCGCATGTGGTGGCTCGCGGCCGAGAAGATCCACGATCAGTCGATGATGCTCACCGCGATGCGCGACGCGGCAATCGCCAAGAATCAAGGTGCCGTGCTCACCGATCCGCCACCGGCAACTAGCGATGCGTGAGTCGGCCATCGAGAAGAGGTTTGTGGGCCAGGTGCAAATCCGCAGGGGTGAGGTGCGCAAGGTGAAGTGGATTGGCCGGGCACACGCGCCTGACCGGCTGGCGATGATGCCGCACACCCACTTCTACGCAGAGCTTAAAGCCACTGGCAAGGATGCGCGGGACGGCCAGGCGCGTGAGCACGAGAGGATGCGCCGGGCGGGCATGAAGGTGTACGTGCTCAACAGCATCGAAGCCATCGACAACTTTTTCTATCACTTCGACAGGGGAGCACGGCCACAGTGAACTTCGCCAAAGACAAGACGTACAAGATCACCGAGACGCCAGGCGCAATCGTCATCACCGCGCACGACATCACAGTGAAAGATCCGGCTGCGAAGCCGCTCTGCCTGGGCACGGCCGGGCACGTGCTCACCTACCTCGACCGCTACTTCTACGAGCGCGAGCGCGGCAACACGCAGCGCGACTCTCACCACAAGGCGTGCGAGACGGCGAAGCTGCCGATCATCGGCGCGGCACCCGAGTCGAACAAGCCATCGTGAGAGTCGCCAATGCGCTGCTTGCCCTGCGCATCCGTGCGCAACGCGAGAACCTGACGATGTGCGCCATCGCGATGCCACTCTATGACCGCAACGAACTGGCGACTGAGCAGTGCAACCCTCACATCGCCTCGTTCCTTGGCGTGCCCATCATCGTCAGCGAGCGCGTGCGCGGGCCTTCTATCGTGGTAGGGCCGTGATCGCTCGTCTCCCTTACACGCCGCGCCCGTGGGCACCGGCCATGACGAACCACATGCTCGACGTGGAGCGTGGTGCGGTGTGGGCGACGATGGGCACGGGCAAGTGCGTCGCCACGCTGACGGCGCTCGATCTCCTGTTCCTTGGCGGCGAGACGCACCCGGCGCTGGTTGTTGGCCCGATGCGTGTAGCTCGCGACACCTGGCGCAACGACGCGCTGAAGTGGAAGCATCTGCGGCACGTGAACGTGATGCCGATAGTCGGCGATCAGGAGCAGCGCCGTCGCGCTATGGCCTACGATGCCAGCGTTTACACGGTGAGCTTCGAGAACCTGAAGTGGCTCGTCAACCATTGGGGCGACCGCTGGCCCTACCGCACCGTGGTGGCTGACGAGAGCACGAGGCTCAAGGGCTTCCGGCTGAAGCAGGGCACCGCAACGCCGCGTGCGCTCGCCCGCGTGGCGCACACCAAGATCAAGCGGCTGATCGAACTGACCGGCACGCCGTCACCCAACGGCCTCGCGAACCTGTGGGGCCAGATGTGGTTCGTTGATGGCGGCGTGCGCCTCGGGCGCACCTACGAGAGCTTCCGCAAGCGCTGGTTTCAGATGGAATACGATGGTCACTCGCTCTCGCCGCTGCCGTATGCGAGTCAGGAGATCTACGACAAGCTGCGCGACGTGTGCATCTCCATTGATCTCGCCGACTACGTGGACATCACGAAGCCCATCGTGAACGACATCCGCGTGGATCTGCCGCCGAAGGCGCGGCTGCACTACGATCAAATGGAAAAGGATATGTTCACGCAGATCCTCGACCGCGACGTTGAGGCGTTCGCCGCCGCAGCCCGCACGCAGAAGTGCCTTCAGCTTGCGAGCGGATCGGTGTGGGTGAACCCCGATGTGAACATGCCGGATGAGAAACGGCAGTGGCGCGAGACGCATGACGTGAAGCTCGACGCGCTCGAATCCTGCTTCGAGAACGCGAACGGTACGCCGCAGATCGTGAGCTACGAGTTCGTGCCCGAGGCCGAGCGGATCTTGAAGCGCTTCCCTGGCGGCGTGCGCCTGTCCACGCCCGAGGGCTTCAAAGCGTTCCTCACCGGCAAAGTACCCTACGGCCTCGCACACCCGAAGAGCATGGGCCACGGCGTTGACGGCTTGCAGGAAGTGACGAACATCATCACGCACTTCTCGCATAATTGGGATCTCGAAAAGTACGATCAGATCAACGGCCGCGTCGGGCCGGTGCGGCAGTTCCAGATCGGGAACCTTCAGCCGTGCATCATCAACCGCATCGTCGCTAACGACACCGTTGACGAAGCCGTGATCGCACGGCGCGATGGCAAGGGCACCGTGCAGGATGAACTGATGGACTACATGAAACAGAGAGCAGCATGAAACTGACCGCAGAAGACTTGCTGATAGAGAATGACGGCGCAGTGCTAACACCCGGCATTGATTACTACACCGCGCACGGCGCTACGCGGGCCGTATGTGCGCTCCCGAAAGCAAGGATATCAATGCCGGGGTTTGGCACGTTGCGCGATCTTTTGTTTGAAGGCTTCTTTTCTCAAGACGACGAAATAAGGATAGAGGATCACACATGAACTTGATCGACAGATTGATCGACCTGGCGCGGCGCACGCCATACTTCCACCTCTATCACGCTGACGGCACGATCTACATGGAGCGCTATTGGATCGTGCCGTCCGCTCGCCCTGGCAGCGCATCGAAGGCCGGGTGCTACGTCGCCACTTGGCGTCAGCCGATTCGCTGGATCTTGCAAAAGCTCGGCATCGCGGTGCGCCTGCACTGCATCCACACGCCTGACCTAGACCGGGCGATGCACGACCACCCGTGGACGTTCATCTCCGTGGTGCTGCGCGGCTGGTATATCGAAGCCCGGCCGCTGCGCCCTGAGTCGTTCCTGCCGACGAGCAGCGATCCCGAGGAAGAGATGGAGCAGAGCCATCCACGGGCCGCTGGCGGCTACGCGCTGCGCCGCTTCTATCACCGCCACAAGATCACGGCCGTCTCGCCTGGCGGCGTGTGGACGCTCTTCGTGACGTTCAGGAAGCGGCAGCCGTGGGGCTTCTACACGCCGGGCGGAAAGATTTGGTGGCAGGTATTCGAGAGCGTCCACAACAACCGGCCGGTGCAGTGATGGGCGGCGAGATCGCAGACGAGCACGCGGATGCCATGTACGACCGCGACGATGAAGAGGAAGAGGCCAAGGCCATGCCGGGCTACGAGGTTCACTGCAAGCACTGCCACCAAGGCCCGTTCACCTGGACGCACACAGGCGTGCGCTGGCGGCTCGTGGGCGACCGTGGCAAGCTGCACGAGTGCGGCGGGGTGCCCGGCTCGGCTGACGACTTCGACGTACTCTAGGTGTGCTGCCGCACGGATCGGCAGCAGAGATCGGCGCAAGCTCTCCGCTTTTAGGAGAACGCCATGCTGACCGTAATGAGCCTGCTGATCGTCGCCGCCTTCATCTGCACCATCGTCTCCGCTCTCGGCAAGTGCCCTGAGTGGGTGGCGCTCGTGCTGATCTGCGTGATCCTGATGCTGCAAATCCTGCCGAAGAACTAAGCTACCTCACCTTGGTGGCGTACCCGTAGCACACCCCGTAGGCGGTGAGCAGTTCGTCGGCGTCGAAGGCGAGTTGCCGAAGGCTTTCTGCAATCGCGTCTGGAAGCTCGACCACGACTGAGGCGACGGCAGCACTGGCGGCACCGCTGCCGGTGTTGGGGGTGGCGTCACCGTTTGGCCCACGTCCTGATCCAGCCGGGATTGCGAAGCGCAGCTTGTAAGCAGAATACTCAGTGCGCAGATCGCGATTCTTTTTCTCATTGGCTTGTCTCTCCGTTTCGAGTTGGGTCTTCAGAGCATCACGTTCACCGAGCACGAGCACCGTCTTGGCCGCAGCCTCGGCAAGCAGCCGGTTGGCCTCGACCTTGTTCGCCGCGATCTGCTTGTTCACCTTGTCGAACTCGGCCTGCGATCTCACCTTCTCGGCCGCGACGCCGTTGCCGTGGCCTTCTTCGTAGCTGATGAAGGCCGTGCCCGCGAGCGCGAGCACGAAGGCCAGGATGATCCAAGGGTTCGGGATGAGGTTCATGTGATTCCTTCCTTGCAGAGTTGACTCTCGCCGTTGCGCCTGTTGACCAAGCCCTTCAGCACCACGCCACCGGCCCGCACGTAGAGCAGCATGGCGTCGCACGCCCCTACTAGGTCCCCCGCGTTCCACTTGCGCGCGACTGACGACTTGCAGAACGCGCCTGTGCCAATGTTGTATGCCATCGACACGAACGCGGCTTCAACCTTGACCGGCATCTCGCGAGTGATGCACGCCTCGACCGCTGGCACGAAGTCGCCCTCGATCCTGGCAGCAAGCAGATCGCGGCATTCCTGCGGCGTGGCGCGTGTATCCTTGGTCGCCCCTTCCGTCTCGCCGTAGCAGTACGTCCAGTTTCGCGCAGGAGCCGCGTCCTGGTACGCCTTGGTGCGCAGCCCTTCCCAACTCGCACAGACGCCCACGCAGAGCGCGAGGACAGCGGCGATCTTCTTGCTAGTGTCCAATCGTGCTCTTCCACGCAGCGTAGGCTGCGATGATTGAGGCCGCGATACCTGTCACCCACTTGACCAGCTTGCCCATCGTGCGGCCGGTGATGAGCAGATCGCGCACCTCGGTCGTCACCTTGGTGTTCTCGGCAAGCTGCGCTAGGCCGACAGTCACCTTCTCGTCAAGCAGCACGGTGCGCTCAACCTGGCCTTGTAGCTTGTTGTCCATCATCTCGAAACGATCACGAATCTGCGTGAACTGTTCGTCGATTGCGCGACGCCGCTCAACCTCGGGCTGGTGGAGAGTGCTGTCGGCTTCTCCGCTCACAAGGGGATCTCCAACTTGGTTGTTATTCTTGCGGTGAAGCCTGTGAGCGCTACCGAACCGTAGAAAATATCTTCAGGGCGCACCGTGGGAAAATCGAGGTATGCCGCGCTGTCGGCACCGAAGGCTTTGTAGCCGCAGTAAAAACCGAAGCGGCCCCACCGGCACGTGAAGAAAGGCAGATCGGCGACGGCGTGCCACTCCCGGCGAACGTGATCGGGTAGATAGTTGAACCACTTGCCGCCTTTCGGATCGCCGCCAGGGCGCAGCGTGTTCCACCCGCTCGGCGAAAAGATGTCGCCGCCGCGCCGCCAGAGTTCCCACCCGCGTGCGCGATCCTTGATGAAAGGGAAATTCTGGAAGGGCGTCGGGCCGGTGCCGAAGACTTTCATGCTTTCACCGCTGCGACCGGGATATCCTCGACGGCGGGCTGCTCGAACACGGCCGCGTCCTGTGGCGTGATGACATTCTTCGAGGCAAGCAGAAGGGCGAGTTGCTTTATCTGCGACGGCTGCGCAGGCTGCATCACGGGATCAGGGTCTTGAGGATCGGGCGTGTTGCCGAGCGCGAGCCATTCCTGATAACGCTGCCAATCCACATTGTCGAGCGTCGGCGGGATGCAAGCGTTGTCTGAGAGACGCTGAACACCACCAGGCTTTAGAAGTTTATATTCGCTCATACGAGCCTCGCGTTCGCGGTGGCGTGGATGTAGTTGATGCAAGACGCCGCTACAAAACTCGCAGTCAGTCCAACGTTCCTGTCGCTTGCTGCGCCGGATTGATCTACATTCACAGTTCGGTCAGCGGCGTTAGTTACGTCGCGCCAGTTTGCATTTGCCGCGCTCGGGTTGTACGTTACTACTGTCGGGTTAGCGCGCATACGCTGCGGATATTGCCAGTTGTTCCCTCCAACCGATCCGCCTGCCGCGTCAGTCCCCATTGCCTGCAACGCGCCTGCCAAACCACCACTTTGTGCAACCGCAGTTCCCACCGGAAATGTCTTCGCGTAGTAGCGTTCGCACTTCGCCAATTCTTTCTGAATGTCGGCTGGCTTGTACGCCTGCACGAGCGCCCCCGGAATCAACTGGATGCGTTTGAGATATGCGATGTTGGTGTTGACCGACATGAAGTTGCACTGCGCGGCGGTAGTGTAGAAGTTCCCTGCTTGCCACGACCCCGCTGTGGTTTGATAAGTCGAACCACCCGCCAGCGTCAGACGCATATACAGACCGACACCGTTCGTATAGAGCCACGTTCCGCCGGTGTCCATCGTCAGCGATACGCTGTATTCGTGTTCACTCGTATCCGCGACCGTGATCGTGCCAACGTAGCTGCGGTTGATTGCGCTGTTGGTGACATTTATTCCATACACGCCTGTCACTGAGGTCTTGAACTTGAATTGAATTGTGACCGCCTGAGCAGACGCAGTGCCAGCCATCAGCGCAGCGGTATCGTACCCTTCAATCGCGGTATAGACTATATAAAGGTCGCCCGCAGCGATGCTCGCATCGGCTGTGGTACAGGTTATTTCCATACACTTCAGCGCCGCATTATCAGGGTCAGCAAGCGTACGCACCTTTAAAACGCCAGTGCCAGTAGCGTTAGCCGCCCATCCATCAGGGCCAGAAACTGTCCCTCCGCTAGCGGTGTAGAGCGCACCCTCATTGATCTGGTCAATCTGCCAGTTGGGGTTGGTGAGCAGGTTCGGGCGCGAAGGGTTGTCGATGTAAACCACACCGTTCCCCTGCGACGAATCCACCTGAAGCGCCTGTCCGTCTGCGCCTACCGCTTGGCGCGTGTCGGTGGCACCGCGCACCCACAAATCGCCCTTCGTCGTGAGCGGCGTGAACAAAGCCCGAAGCGCAGCCGCGTTCGCTGCGCCGATCAGCGAATCGAAGTACGCCGAGAAGCCCATCGCGGCCCGGCCGAGCGCGAGCGTCGCCGATTGCACCACGGCCTGCCACGCCGCCGACACGATGGATGTGGCGACCCCGCCCACCACCACGTTGCCCGACGCATCGAAGCCGAGGGTGGTATTGGCACGCTGCGCAGCCGCAGGCAACGTGGTGTTGAGCACGCCATCCACGGCCGGGAATTGCAGCGACGCGGCCACCTTCACGTTCATGTCCTGCGTCGCCATCATGTCGCGGTCGGCCATGTCTTCCACGTTGTTCGCGAGGAAGCTGCCGCCGTTGATGAGGTGGGTGCCCTGCGACTGCGGCATGGCGCTCGTGATCGTGAGCGTCTGCGTCGCAGGCAGCGGCACGCCCAAAGGGTTGTACGTGACCGTGCCGCCAGGCGCGGCATTCTGATCGGCGTTCAGCGCGACCGTGTACCCGGCCGGGTCGTCTTTCACGAGAGTGACGACGACGCCCGTGGCGATGGTCGTCAACTGCACCAGGAGATCGGTCGCGAGGAAGGTCTTGAACCCGAACGGGAAGACAGTGGCGGCGCTGTTGCCGACTGTTGGGCCTGCTTTGCGGGGGACGGCACCGACTGTCATGGCTGCATTCTCCTAGGGTTTGAGGGCGTCATCCGCACTAGCGTTCGCTCTGCTTCGGCCCCATCAAGATAGCACCGGGGTTGGTGGTTCTGCCATCGCTCAACGCGGCGATGCCTTCGACCGTGCGGTTTATCTGGCCCGAGGGGTAGTGCAGCAGCGTGCCACCCACGCTGTCGAGGGATTTCCAGAACGCGGCGTCGGCCTCGCCTTGGTGGATCTGCTGCCCGAGCTTGTAGAAATCCGCGAAGAACTTCGCGCTCACCGGGCCGCTGTACCCGAAGCCCTCGCCCGTGCCTGTGGCTTCCTGCACGCCCGCCGACATCTCGCGCAGGCCCACCATCATGCCCATCAAATAGCTGATCTGATCGCCGAGGATTTTCTTCAGCAGCTTTTCCTCGTCATCCCAATCGCCTTGTAGCGCCGCTTTTAGCAGCGTGGAAAGCAGTGCGGGCAACGAGTAGAGCAGCACCATGTCGGCGGTGAACATCGCGATGTCGCCCGGCTTCTTGAAATTCGTGCGGCCGTATGCGCGGGCCGTGTTGTTGAACGTGGTGTTGAAATACCCCATCAACACGGTGAAGGGTTTGAGCACCGGCAGGCGCATGACTCGCGACAGATCCTTGATCTGCCCGCCGCCTTGAGCGTCAACTACGGCTTGGTATGCGAGCGCGATAGCCTTTTCAGAATCCATACCATCTTCGGCCATCGCCTTTTCGTAGGCTCCCCACCAAGTCGGAGTATCGACGACAAGTTGTGTTTTGTTCTGAAGGTAGAAAAGCACGGCGGTGAGCTTGCTGTCGGTGCCTTCGACCTTGTTGCGCATCTCATTGATTTCCCTTTGCATCGTTTTGTCGCGCATCGCCATATTCGGATCGAGCGCCTGCATCTTCTTGACCGCGCTCTCGAACTTGGCCGCGTCGCCAGCCCAATGCAGCGCCCCCTTCAGCACCCACTTTGTACCGATGCGGCTCATCGACTGCGTGATGCCGGTCAGGTTTTGCAGCGTGTTGAACACGTTAAGCCCAAGGGCCGAGATCGTGACGCCGTAGCGCAGATGATCGAAGAACTTGGTGCCGCTTTCTGAGCCGAGATTTCCCACGGCGATGTCGGTCAGCGTCTTCTTCAGTTCGGTCAGCACTTCCACGTTGTAGTGGGTTTTGACGGCGTGCTCTATCGCGGTCGAGCGCAGCAGCCGGTTCGCATCAAGCAGGTACTCGTGCCACGCAAGATCGTGGATGACCTGGGTGACGTGCTGCGAGACGACGCTGGCGAAGTCGTAGCGCAGCGCCCGGCCGGTGGACTCCGAGCGGGCCTTGGTGTGCCCACGTGCCGTCTGCGAGCGTGTATAGAGTCCCTGCGCGATCTGGCGCTGCACCTCGGCGTTCAGGTCGGCGCTGGATTTCTCGCTGCGCAGAGAGTCGTAGGCGATGGGGTAGTAGCCCCCCTCGCCCATGTCCACGCCGAGCTTCTGCGCCGCCGCCGCGATCTCAGGGGCGAGCGCGGCCTGCACACGTTCTGGCTCCACGCCAGTCACGCGCTTTTCCTTGGCGGCGATCTGCGGCCAGAAGGTTTCGAGGTACGCCCAGGTGTCGCGAACCACGCCCAGGTCTTCCGCCGTCATCTTGCCGAGGATCGCGCCTAGCTGCGCGGGCGTGAGGTTCTCACCTGACAGCACGCGCTCGCGGTTGGTCGCGTTGCCCATGTTTAGCGCGATGCCGATGCGCTCTTCGCGGCTGAAACTTTTCCCGGTTTCGGCGATGTACTCGCGTTTGATGAAGCTGTCACCGATAGCCAGCGGGCCGAGATGCACGCCGCGCCCTTTCAGGAAAGGCTTGAAAAGTTTAATCAGCGCCTTGGCGGCCTTCTCTGTTTCCACGGCCTCGAAGGCTCCCTTCTCGTTCAGCGAGCGCACGAAATATTCCCAGGCCGTACCACCGTCTTTGAAGCCATCGAGTTCTTGTACGAGGCTGGCGAATTGGCGATGCACAGCCGTGGCGGTTCGAAAAAGACTTCCCATCTTCACCAGGAACCCGCGATCTGTCATCCTGCGCTCGGCATACTTGCGTTTCGCGTTCGCGACGATGGATTCCTTGATCTCGTTTACCGCCGCCTCGAACTCGCGCTGATTTTTGGCGGTGAGCAACTTGTGCTTGAGCCTGCCTATGTGCTCGATGCTCTTCACTGAATCGACCAGGCCACGGAACTCTTCGAGCGTCATGCTCTTGTACGGCGTGCGTTTCGATTCATCCAGTAGCTCGGGATCAATCAGCGGCGTGAAGCCTTTGTCTTCCTGCTCCTGCACCCACTTAGCGAGCGTCTCGCGCCGGGCCGCATCCTTGTTCGTGATCTTGCGAAGATCGAAGCGCTCAAGCAGCGCTTGGATCTGCTCGATGTACCCGGCGTCGATAGTCTTCGAGTCACCGACGCGGCGCAGGTACGCCACGTTCTTCTCGACGTAATCAATCGCGTCGTAGGCAGCTTTAGCCGCGTAGTGGTTGACGATCTGATTGCGCTTCTCGGTGGCCTTCTCGACCAAGTTGCTCGTCTTCTCCGCGTTGCGCCCCGCCCGCGCTTCTGCGGCCGTGTACTGCGCGGGCCGGATCTCGACAATTTTCTTCCGGTCGATTAAGGTAGCGGCAAATTCCTTCGCGGCTTTCACAAGGATGTTCTTTTGCCCTGTGGCCTTGGCGAGCGCCCGCAACTCGGTCGCGAGGAACTTCGCCCGCACCTCATTGTGGATCGCAGCGTTCGCGGCTTCCTCGATCACTCGCGGATCGGTCATGTCGCCATAGCGCTCCAACATCCGCTTGTCGGTCATCGCGTCGATGAGTTCGTCTTCCGGCTCGGCGGCGAGGATCTCTTTCACGAGTTGATCGCCGCTCGTCATGCCGAAGAGTTCGGCAACCATGCCAGGCTCTAGGCCGTCTTCGGCCGCAATCGTGCCGAACTTGCCCGTGTTCAGGTAGCGCCAGGGCGCGGCCGGGCCGTCACCGTACATCTCTTTCAGCGCCGGGATCGAGAGCTTCGCCTTCATGCCCGCGAACGCTTCCGCGATCTTGCGCTCGCGGTTGGTCATGCCCTTCGTGTCGAGTTCACCGTGCGTGAGGAAGCGCAGCACCGCGTAGGTAGGCGTGGCCCGCACTTCCTTAGTCACCTCGGAACGCACGGCCTCGCGCTTTGAGTCTGCTTCCTTCTGCAACTTCTTCAGCACCGCGCTCTTCGCGTTCGACAACCACTTCATGTCGCGCAGCGCACGGCCTTCGAGCAGGTTGACGGCCTCTTGCGTCGCTTCCTGCGCCTGCTCCTGGTACGCCTTCCACTCGTCGGGCGTCGCGCCCATCTCGGCGGCAGACTTGAAGAGCGGCGCGTAGGATCTCGCGGCCTCGGCCTGCACGATCTCGTCGTTGCTCGCCAGCATCCGGTCGAATACGCCGCGCACCTCGTCCGTGACTTCGACGTTGAGCTTGGTGATCTCGCGGTACACGTTCAGCATCCAGGCGCGGAAGCGCGAGAACATGCCCGCCAGTTCGATGCTCGGTGCCTTGCCCTCGAAGATGTAGCGCTCGAAGCCGCGAGCGAATCGCTCGTGGTACGGCCGCTTGTCTTCGAGCTTCATGTCGTTCCAGTTGGCGAGCGTCGGGATGCCGAACCAATCGAGCACGCGCTGCATGTCGGCCTGCACGTCGATGGGCGCGTCGGGCTGGCTCGCCATGTCGGCGAGAACCTCTAGATAGAAGTGGCCGCTCTCGTGGATGTATGTCGAGAGATCCGCGTTCTCCAAGAGCGTGATGACGCTCTTTTGCGCCTTGATGTCGCTGCCGAAGGAAATCTGCCCGCGATTCTGCTGGAAGAGTTTTTGACCGGCGTTGATCTTGCTTTCCATCTCGGGCGTGAATTTGAAGCCGGGTGCGCCTTCGTACTTATCCAAGCCCTTACCCTCTTCGGTCACAGTGAGGTCTATTTTCCCGGTGCGTTCCGCAACGCCGAGTTCTTTAAGAACTTGATTCGCCACGATGGTGTGAATCGAGGGCTTGCCCAAGGGGCCAATACCGTTTGCGTCACCGTAGAAGGCTTGCATCCCGATGCCGTTTAGCTCATCCAGATGTTCGGTTGACATTTCACCGCTCTGCGCGGGATCGTTGATGATCTCCTGCGCTGGCCGGGCGCCAAGCCCTCTTAGCTCTTCCGGGTTGAATTTCTTGTTGATGACTGTTTTGCCATCCTTTATCGCCAGCACCTCTACGCCGCCTTCTACCTTCGTCCATTTCAGGCTATCGGCCAAGCTCTTCGTGCCGTAGCGCACCGCGTTCTGCGCGCCGGTCGTCCACGCGATTTGACGCACCTGCTTTTCTGGCGGCTGGCGAGAGTTGTAATCGGCGAAGTAGCGCAGCGCACGCTTCAGCCCGAGCGCGGCCCACGATTTTGTTTCGGTGACGAAGGGGGCCGTTGGTACTTTGCCTATCCTTTTACCGAGTGCGTGCCGTCGCGCCATCCCTTCGTTCAGCGCTGCCCGCGCATTGGCTTCATCCGCCAAATCTTGCCGCTGAATAGCTTCTAGCCCTTCTTGCGTCCCGTAAAACGTCAGTTGCCTTTCTACGTTTCGCGCCTGTATCCTCTCTAGATCACTGCGCAAAGCAGCGTTCTCAGCTTCTAGCCGCGAATCTTCCGCCTCTAGGGCGGGATCTCTGAACCCCTTCGATAATCCTTCCTCGCCGCGCCGCGATTGGTTCTCTTCGATAAAACCTGTCGGCACGCCGTTGTTGTCATCGTGAATCTTCAGCCGCGTCCACACCACGGTGCGCCCGCCTGTGTGGGTGCTAAAGTGGGTTGAGTCGCTCGATTCAAAAGGTTCGATGCCTGGGATGTAGGTGGGCAACTCGCGGTAGTCCCTGCCACCGTCGCTTTGGTAGGAGCCTTCGTGCTGAAGAGCGAGCGCATCTCGCGGCTTGTGGACTTGTCGCGGCTGGTTCCAGCCGCTCACGCGCGTGGCTTGGCGAAGTTCGGCGCTGTCCCAAAATGGCTCTGAGCTTTCTTCGCCTTCGAGAGCATCACGGGCGAGATCCGTGTACTGCTCCATGTCCACGTAATCTTCGATGTTCTGCTCGACGTTCTCGACTTCATTTTCGTAGCGCCCTTCGCGTGTGCTCTCCATCGCACGATGCGCTTCATCAAAGCTGTCGTATCCGCCTTCGTTGTCGCCGCTCTCAGGATCGTGCCGCCGCCCGTAGTTCTCGCGATCCCACGGTATCCACACAGGTTCGGTGCGGGCGTTGTCCACGTTTTGCTTCGCCCACTCGTGCGCCGCGTGCTCATCAGCGAATTCAGGGCCGACTGTCTCTTGGTCGTCCGGTTCGTACATCTCCCAAAAGTCGTCAACGTCTTTCGGCATCCCCTTGGCCTCAAGAGATGCACTGCCGTCAGTGTCGTTCACATCCTCGTCGCCAGGCATGTCCTGCTCGAACGTAAGCTGCACGACGCGGTAGTGATCTCTCGTCTCTTTTCCAGTGAAGAGATCTTTGATGGGGAGACCCTTGACCGTGACCACTTTGTAGGTCGGCGGGCGGAAGGCGACCGGGAAAGAATAGTTCGCGTAATCGCTGTTGCTCGCGTAGTCGCGAGCGATCTCGCGGGCATCTCTCTCTAGCAGTTCCCTCGCCTTCTCTTCGATCTGCTCGTCGGACGGCTCGCCGCGATAGCCCTCGTGCTGCTCGTAGTGCTCGTTGATCGCTTCCATCGCCTCGCGGCGCGTGTCGAACGGCCCGCCGTCAAGCTCTTCATCATCCGGCTCGTAGGTGACAACGTACTGGCCTTCGTCGTTGATCTCGTAGTCGTAGTCGTCGGGCAGGCTCGGCAAATTCTTTTGCTCTTCCTGCCACGCCTTCGCGCCCGAGATCGCCTCGCTCGGCGTGTCGAAATTCTGCGTCGCGCCGTCCGGTGCGACCACCGTGATCTGATTGTTCTCCACATCGTAGTGGGCGTTGAAGTCGGGCGGCAGCAAAGCGCGATCAGGCATCATGCCTGGTGTTGGTTGCGGCACCACAGCCGTGCTCTTCTTCGCGCCTTCCTGCTCGGCCTCGGTGCCGCCGAGGATCTTCGTCTTGATGTTCTCGGGACGCACGATGTTCTTGTCGCTCGCCAGGTAGTCGATCACGTCCTGCTTGCTTACACGAGTGTCGGGCTTCTTCGCGAGCGCGGCGGGCGCGGCGGCAACCGGCACCACGGCCGTAGAAGTGTGCGCTCCGCTTGGCATCTCCACCCGCACCGTTGCCCCGGATAACTTCACCCATGCGTCCCGAGCTTCCTGGCCTAGAGTAGTGTTCTGCTCGTTCGCCCCGCTTATCATCGACATAAAAAAGTCGTTCGCGTAGCGCATCGAGAAGTTGGTCGTACCTGGTTCGGTCGCCAAGCGGATAGCACGTTTAGCCCACACACGAACACGAGGCGACACATCGGCCAGCGCGTTGTCGATACTGAGGCCATCCACAGTGATGATCCCGCCGCTGTCGTCGTTGAAGCGAATCTCGCCCGCAGCGTCGAGATCTCGTAGTGTGTCGATGGCTCTGAGCGCGAGCGCGTCGCCCGTAATCATATCGCCGATTAAAGTGGCTTCGTGGATGCCCGCCTCACGCATAAAGCCCATCTTCGCGTCACGCCAGTTCACCGATTGCTGCCGCCGGGACGATTCGCGTGCGTCAAGGATAGCGTCAGCAACCGTGAGCGCGATGCTACTAGGCACTGCGCCTTCCTCGGTGAGCCACTCGTACAACTGCTTACCTTGAACGATGAGCTTGGCTTCCTCGCCCTCGACGTTGATCGCGTCGCGCCGTTCCTGTAGCTGTTGCTGCACATCCGGCACCGGCTTGCCAATCGTGTCGAGCCAATCCAAAACCCCCGACATGGAGATCTCTTCTTTCTTCACGCCCTTCTGCGCCAGGCTGTTGATGAAGCTCTTCCACTGCGCGGCCGGGGCGTTGTTCATCTTCGCCGCCGCGATCTGCATGGAAAGCACTGAATAGAAAGGGGGTTTCTCGTCAAGCGCCCCTGTCTCGTTGTCGATGGTTTCTTGGTTATAGACTTCACTCGCCACCCATGCAGATATAGCTTTGTCGCCGTTGTTGACGGCAGCATTTAAACGATTACGACCGTCGATCACGTCGCCATCTTGACCGACAATAATAGGCGTCTCATTAGTTGCTTTTTCAGCCGTGGTTTTAAGGGTGATGGGGTCAACGGTCTGCAAAGTCCACTGCTCACCCGCCGCTGCAATTTGTTTTTTGTCTTCTGCTGATAGCAGCCCAAAAGAATCTCTCAACTTAAGCGGCTGAAGATACTGGCTAAATTGCTGCCACGACATAGTTTTGACACTCAATTTAGCCTGTGCTAAATTGGAGTCTATGGAATTCCCACCTGAAACCAAGTTCCTCGACGTGGACGGCTCGCCGGTTGCGATGCTGCCAGGCAACGTGTTCCGCTCACCTGACGGTTCGCCGTTCGCCAACCCCGGCAAAGCATTCGGCGAGGGCACGCCCATCACACGCGAAGAGTTCGACGCCTTGGCGTCGGCGTAAATCTCTTGCTGCAAGGCGAGAGACGCCACGTATAGCGGCGAGCCTTCCGGCACGGATCTCGCCACCTTGTAGAGATTGTGCGCGAGCTTCTTCGCCGCCGCCATCTCGGGCGTGATGACCTGGATCTCGCCGTAGCTCCCATCCGGCAGGCGCACGTTCACCAGCACGTCCGAGTACCCCGAGGGCGAAGGTGCCGCAAAGCGATCCTTGATGCGGCCGGGCACCACGTAGAAGTTATTCTTGATCGCCTCGATCACCGCAGCCGCATCGGCCGGGCTGTCCACCGTGATCGTGCTGCGCAGCGCATCGAGCAGTTTCTCGTGCTTGCCTTTGTATTCCTTCACCACCTTCTCGACCGAGCGATCCATCTTCTTCACGCCAGCCGCCCGCGAAGTCGCGCCTAGCGAGGCGGCGATCTTCTTCACCGTCTTGTTGAACGCAGGCCGGTTCTTCTCGGCCGCTTCGAGGATCGGCCTGATGTTCGGCTCTACCGCAGCGTGCTCTTCGGGCGTGATCTTAACTTCCTCTGGAACAGGGTTCGCGGTCAGGAAATCGGCGACGCGCTTTTCCATCGGCGTCTGCTTCATCACGTTCTCGCCGTTGCGGCCCTCGATCTTCGACTTGATCTCGCGCCCGTATTTCACATACATCTCTTCGGGCGTAAGGCCGACACGTGCGCCCATCGTGGTGAGAAACGCCGCGTCCATCTTGGCGTACACCTTGTTCACGTCCGTGGTGAACCGGCCCGCCTTCTCGTGCATCGCGAGGAACTCGTTCTCGACTGCCATGCGCGAGGTGCTGATCGCCTCGTTGAAGTTTTGCTCGGCCATCACCTGTTCGACAGCCTTTTGCGTTTCCTCGGCGTAGCCCTTGTCCTGCGCTTCCTTCAAGGTCGGCGCATCCGGCGTCACGCGCATGTGCTGGAATAGCGTTTGTTCCAGGCCCGTGCCCGGCAGCGCGGTCGTCGCCTCGCCGATGGGGATGCGCAGATCGCCCTTCATCGCGATGGCCTCGTGCATCTGCGCGGCCGTCTCTGGCATTTGGGCGGCGACATCGAAGCCCTTCTCTTGCGCGGCCTGCGCGAAGGTGGCTGCGTCCACGTACACGTGGCCCGATCCATGTTCCTCGGCTGCGGTCTGCACGAAGGAAGCGAAGTCGGTGGGGCTGCGACGGCGAAGCTCGTCATCCTTGGCGATGTCGAAGAGCTTCTGCATGAGATCGCTTGCCTGCGTGTTGCGGGCGCTGTCCTGGCGCTCCTGGTGCTTCGCCACGGCCCGGCCGAAGCCAGCGGTCAACACCGACGCCGTAATCGTGGCGATCACCGTCTGCGCCTCGGCCTCGGGCAACTCGCTCAAGTAATCCTTGAACGGCTTGTCGGGGTGGACGTTCGCCCACTCGTTGAAGTTCTGCCACGCGGTCGCGGCGAGTTCAGTCGGCACCTCGGTCGCGATCTGATGGCCGAGCAGCTTCCAGAAGGGAGCGCTCGCCTTGATGTCTTTGAGCAGCACGCCCATCGGCAGCAACTCGGTCGCGTACTCCGCCGCCGAATCTTCCAGGCCGTAGGTGAGCGACTGCACAGGCGAGAGGCCAGCATCCAGCCCCTTCGATACCGACTGCCCGCCCTGGATCGCAGTGCCGGGGATCAGCGCGAATTGCGGGTTGCCAGTGGCGACGGCGAGCGCGACGCCGGGGGCCATGTTGCCGACAGACCTGAAGCCCGAGCTAATGCCGCCCTCGATCAGATCCTTCGACTGCGGCCCGGCCAACAAGTCGCCGGTCGCCTTCGTCTGCTTGCGGAAATTCTCTAGACCGGCCGCGACGCGGCGCAGCGGGTTGTCGGGCAGGATCGTGCCCGCCAGCGGGTCGCCAAGGGGCGCTAGGAGCTTCGCCAGCCCTTCGCCCCATCCGTAGATCGCGCTCGGCAGATCGGCCACAGCGCCCGCCACGGCCGAGCGTGGCATGGCAAGCACGCGCTCGAAGAGACTCAGGTTCTCGGCGTCGTCGTGCGCGAGCTTGGCGAACTCAGGGTCGGCCATCTGCCGCGCAAGGATCGGCGACGCGGTGAGAACGCGATTGATCTCGTTGATGCGGGCGCGATCCGCGAGTTCGCCCGTGTCGCCCGTGACCACCGACACCGGCACGCCGGTCTGCGCGGCGATGTTCTTTTCCTTCGCGGCGGTGTCAGGGTTGACCGGCACGGCCTGGCGCAGCGCCGCGTTGCGAGCATTGTCGGTCTGCGCCTTGATGCCGTCGATGAAAGAAAAATCGTTCGCACTCGGCGTGGTTTTATCCGGCACGCCGAGCGGCTTCAGGTCGTCAACGAAATCGAGATCGCCAGCCATCACCAATCCTTCTTGCCGGGCGTGCGCGTCATCCACCCCTTCGCAAGCTCGGTAGCCGTCAGCGGTCGGCCTAGCACCTTCATCGCTTTGGTGTTGGCACTCTGCGCCCAGGTCGGGTCGATGCTCGACAGCTTAACGGGCGAGCCGTCCACCATCACCACGGCCTTCTTCGCTTCGTCGGATGTCAGCGCACCCACCGGCCGGTCGGTGCCGCTGCCGTAGCCGCCGATGCTCCAAAAGCCCGGCACCTTGGCGGTGTCGTCGAAAGCCTTCTTCGCTTCTTCCGTGCGCTGCGTCGGCGTGAGCGGTCGGCCGTTGGTCTTGGCGAGCGCTTCTAGCCGCGTGTTCACGTTCTGCTTTAGCAGCACCAAGCGATCCTTGTCTTCTTCCGACATTCCCTTCTTGTCGGGATTCAGCCCCGCCCGCACCGCCAGCGCTTTGAAAGTGTCGTTGTCGATCCGCGACGCAGCCAGGGCTTCAGCGCTCTTAGTTAGCTGGTCGTAGTGATTCACCAGCTTCATCGTGTTCTCGTCGCCGATCTGCGTGCGCAGGTTGATGATGTTGTTGCGGTCGCCGTTGGCATAGGCGATCAGCGTGTCGGGGTCTTGCAGCTTCATAAGCGTCTCGAAGCCGCCTTGCTTCAAAGACAGTTGATTGCGCTGCTCACGTTGCAGTTCGCGACCTTCGCGCACGAAAGCGCGGCTCTCTCTGGCGGCGCTAATTTGCTCTTCATGCAGCATTTGCTTCCGCTGCTCGTTGCCATCCAACTGCGCCCACGCGGGCGTCTGCATCACCGCCGCCATCGAAAGCCCCTGCATCCGCATGGTGTTGATCGCCGCCAACCGTCCACTGTCGCGAGCCTTGATCGCCTTGTCGCGCTCGGCGTCGATCTGATGCAACTGCGTGAGCGCTGCGTCGCGAGCGAAGGTGTCATCCTTGAACAGCTTGCGGATGTTCGCAGCCATCACGTCCACGCTGGCCGCGTCGTTGTCACCTTTTGGGCCGTTCGTCTGCCACTCAAGCTGTGCGGCATCGCCGCCTACTTTTGCAGCCGTGGCCTTCTTCGCGAACTCGCCGATCTCGGCACGCTTCGAGCCGTCGATCTCGGTCTGATATTTCTCGAAGTAAGCCGCCGCCGCCGCAGGGTTGTCTTTAACAAGCGACTGAATCACCTGTTGGTGAAGCTGCGTGATGTCGGCACCGTTCTTTTTAGTTAGCTGCGCGGGAGTCCAGTTGTGCTCTGCGGCCCAATACGCATTCAGCTTCTTGATCTCGCCGATTTGCGAAGGGAGAAAACCGCTTTCCTTCAGCACGGCTTTGCCCTCGGCGTCCACGCCCATCGACACGCCTGGCGTCGCGGCGGCATAGTTGATGGTGTTGTCTATGACAGCATCGTGATCCCGCGCCTGCCCGATCTCGGTCTGCTCGCTCTCGAACTTCGACATGCTGTGGATAGATTGGATCTGAACGTCCGAGATGCGCTTTCCGTACAAGCGCTGCTGCTCGGGGTTCATGTTCTCCATGTTCTTCGAGATGCGTTCCTTCCACCACGCGGCCGTCTCGGTGGCGACGCCCTCCGCGCCAATGCCCTGACGTGTCTTGCGGGCGTTGGCCTCGTAGTCGATATAAGCAGCTTTGTCGGCCGCTTCGTTCCTGAAGAGCACATCCGCGTTCTCGCGCTGCTCCATCTGGAAAGCGACTTGCGCGAGGCCGGTGCCCGCCGCCACGGTCGCCGCGCCGAACTTCTCCTGCTGCTCGGCCCCCGCATCGAGCAGCGCAGGCGTGGCGACGCTCTCGACCCGCGCCGTGGGCAGCGCGATCTCTTTTTCGTGCGGCAGTCCGTCGAGCGGGATCGAGGCCATCAGGAATTGCTATACCCAGGGTTGCGAGTCGAGAACCAGCGCGAGGCGACGGTGCCAGCGCTGGTCAGGAGCGAGGTGCCTGCGGCCCTTGATGGGCTTTCCATCGCGGCCCGCACACGCAGGAGCTTCGCGTTCGCGTCGTCGTTGCCAGCCCTCACGTTGAAGCCCCACGCTTCCTTCGCCGCGTTCATGGCGATGATGTTGGTGTCGTTGATCCCGGTCATGTCGGTGTCGGTGAGGATGTTCAGTGGCGAGCCGGAACCGAGATCCACGCCGTTCGCCGCCATCCCCGCGATCTGTGCGCCCTTCACCTGGTTCGTGCGCAGTTGCGAGTTGACGCTCGCCACCTGGCCGCGCCGGATCGCATCACCGGCCGCAGCACGTTCGAGATCCGCGTTGCTCTCGGTGGCTGCGGCCTGGATGTTGTATGCGGCGCGATCCGCGATTGACTTCGATGCCGCTGCACCGCCAGATGCGATGCCGCCAGCAACTTGCAGCCCTAACGCTGCGGGTTCGAGAGATTCGCCTAGACTTTTTGCCACATCAGCCCCCTTGCTCGGTGTCGAGCGTCATCGAGAGAATCGTCACCGGCAGCGGATCGGATTGTCTCACGCACAGCGTTGCGTCTGCATTCCACGAAGGTGTAATCACGATTCGGTAGGTGCCACTCACCATCGCGGGCGGCGATCCATACGGCTCAGTCGTGCGCGTCTTCATCGGTGTCAACTTCGACGTGCTCGGCCCGGCGTACACGCCCGAGGTGTTGTTCACCCTGATGCGCACCTCGTTCACGTTCTTCTGCAAGCCCTGCGCCATCGCCATGACTTGCTCCATCGCAAGCGGCAGCGTCTCGAAGTCGGCAATGTAGGACAGGCCCACGTGCACCACGCTCGCCGCCGTGTCCAGCGTGATCGTGCCAGCGGCCGAGACGACTTGCGGGGGCAGCACCGCGCCATCGGCGAGGATGCTCACCGTCATGCCGACGAGGTGCCAGAGGCCCGAGATCACGGTGGCCGGTGCGCCGTTGTACGTGAGGCCGCAGTCCACGAAGAAAGCGAAAGGCAGCGTGCCAAAGAGCCGCGTGCGCTTCCGCTCCACGCTTCGCACCGTGCGCCCGTTCAGCGTCCGATTGGTGATGGCGTAGAGCACGTCTTCCGTGCCCTCGGGCGTCACACAGATGTTCTCGAACGTGCCTTGCGTGTTGTGCTGATGCCAGGCGAGAACTTGCTGCTCGGGCACGTAGGTGCAACCAAGCAGATAGCCGTCGCTGCGCGTGAACCAGGCGGAAGACGACGGCGCACGCACGTAGCCCGAACCTGTGAGCGTGTAGCTGTCGAAGAGGTGCGGGGCCATGATCGACGCATCGGCCGATCTCCACCCCTGCTGCTGCCACTGGAACGACAACTCGCGCACGCGCCCGCCGCGATCCTGCGGGTAGAGAATCGCGCCCGCTGTGACGACAGGCGGCACGTTCGACGCGCCGATGTAATCCTGCGGCCGGGCATTCACGGTGGCCGGTGTGATCGGCCCTGTGTCGCTCGATTGCACCACCCACTCCGCGCCCGAGGTGAGTAGCAGCAGATCCGAGAGCGGCACGATGTGACGGATCGTGCTGTTCTGCCGCGCCGTTAGATTCACCGTGATCGAGTCGTTCGCTTGCGTCGGGATCGAATAGCTCATATTCGATTCCGTGCCCGAGCGTGTGGCGCTCAGACGCAGCGGCTTGTTGTTCGAGCCACCGAACCAGCGGCGTCCCTGGTAGTAGCCCACGCCGCTCGGGTAGTCGTTCGCGGCCGAGATCGGATCGTTCGCAATCGGCGGCGTCACGCTCACGTTCGGTGTGATGTTGCTGTCCACCACGCCTGCGGCCCCGGCCGCACCCTGGCCGATAAAGCCGTAGAGGCCGTTGATCTTTTTATAGACGTTGTACCGCACAGCGCCCGCCGCATCCGTCCACGTGATCGTGTTGAAGTGGCCTGCGATGGTGAGATCGTTCGCGCATGTTGCATCCACCGTCTGCACCGATTCTTCGAGCGTGCCTGCGGCAATCGCGGTGACGGCGTAGGTGTAGTTCACCGCGCCGCCTAGCGTCGGCGTCGCAACTGGCGCGGTCGGCGCGACTTGCGTGGGCACCACCGTCACGAGATTGAAAGCCCACGATGTCGGCCCCGAGCGTTTCAGTTCCCGTGCCTGGTAGAGCGGATGCACGATGGTGAAAACATCGTTCGACTGCGTGATGTGCAGCCACAGCGCACCGTTAGCATCGAAGAGATCGGTGGCCGCGTAGGGCGAGGCGACCTCGTACACGCTTGCCACGCTGCCCGCAGCGAACGCACCGAACGCGCTGGTGTCAATGTTCACGCCAGCAAGATCCGTGAGCGTCCACGTGTTCGCCGTCACATTCTGCACGATCAAGAAGCGGCCATTCAACACCGCCCATCCGCCCGTGAATCCAGAGCAGAAGAGCCAGTTGCCATTCGAGTAGCCGTGCGCGGCGCGGGTGAAGACGCCAGGGTTGGCGTTCGTCGCCCCTGTGACGGCCTGCGCCGCATTCAGCACCGTGCCGTTGTTGGTGTGAAAGCGCACGTAGAAATCGCCGAACTCAAGCTGGTAGGTCTGCGACGTGTTGTAGATGAACGGCAGCAGCACCGACTTCTTCGTGCTGAATTTGGTTTCGAGCACGTACTCGAAGCCCGTGCGATTGGTTGCCGGGCCGTGCGGCAAGATCTCGAAGTTGAGCGCTTTCTTGAGGCCGGTTTGGTACTTCAGCAAATCAATGCGGCCGAACAACTCAGGGGTGATCTCTCCCCCTGCAAAGCTGCGATTGAGTGTGCGGATGCCCATTACTGGCGAGCCGCGATAGGCGCGGGCATCGCGGTGGTGTACGGGTTGTTCTGCCGTGCATTGGCGTCCGACACCATCGCCAGCGGCAGATCCATCTTCTCGTAGATCGCAAGCTGTTCCTTCGCGACATCCGCGCCGGTCTTACCCTTGATGATCGGCCCGGCGAGCTTGGACGCAAGCAGCCGTGCGATCGCGGCGCGAAAGAGCGGCGGCATCTTGGTGGTGTCGGTGATGCCCACCGAGTAAATCATTATCGCGGCTTCAACGTTGGTATAGACAACCGGCGTGCCATCGGCCGGGTTCATCTCCATCACGTAGTCCTGCGAGTTCAGCGTGTCGAGCAGGCTCGTCGATACCTGCATGTCGTTGTTGTTGATGCCCTGCCACCACGAGATGAAATCCGGCAGGGCCGAGGGCGCGATGATCGCGATGGGCTTCAGCATCAGGTTCGGCGCGGCGTAGGCGAAGGCCCAACCTGTAGGCGCGGCGAGAGACGAGAGCGCGAGCGTCACGCGCTGCGTGTTGAAGCGCCAGGTGTGGCGCTCAAGCACTTCATCGCGAGAGATCGGATACCAGCGGGAGCAGTGCCCGGCCTGTGCGCTGCCATCGGGCGGCGTGATCGCGGTGATGTTCGCCTCGTCGCCGAGGTGCCCGAGTGCGCTGTTGCAGATGTCAACTTCCGAGGCCATCACCCACTCCTAGAAAAACGGCGGCTCGCAAGCCGCCGTTGGTTTCAACTTGACGGCGGTGCGCTACGCGAGATCGCCTTCGCCATCGGCCTTGTCGGCTTGCGCTTCCAGGCTCTTCGCTTTCGCGTCGGCGGCGTCGGCGATCCTGCCGAGGTTCTTGTCGCCGGGTGCAGCGTCGGCTTTCTCGCGTGCAGCGAGCGCCACAGCGCGTGCGGCAACGGCCCGCTCGCGGTGATCGGTCTTCTTGCGGAACCACGAGGGATCTTCGTAGTTGATGCCGGTCGACTTGCCCTTCTCGTCCAGCTTCGGGCGCTTGTCGAACACGGTGTCGGGCATGGTGAATTCTTCGCCGGGGTTGCGAACGGTGACACCATCGTAGCCCTTGGCGATTGCGATAACTTGCATTTGCATCTCCTGAAAAGTAGAGGCTCAGAATCCTCGGGCGAGTGATTCGCCCGAGGATCGCTCCGGTTAAACGTCGATGGTGAAGCCGGTCGGGTAGATCACGTTGCGCTGCGGGTCCATCGTCAGGTACGCGAGGATGTTGAAGCTCGTGAAGCCCGCCGACACCGTGTAGCGCAGCCCGATGAAGGGCTTGTAATCCGCGCTCGGCAACTGCACCCGCACCGCCGTGAATCCGGCGACGAGCGTGGCACCCGTGATCGCCGGGGTGGAGAAATGCACCACCGGAGCCACCGCGAGCGTTGCCGCCGTGTCGGATTCCAGCGTGATCGTCAGCGTCTTCGCCGCATCGCCGCCCGCCGCCGAGGTTTGCACCTGGACGATGAGCCAGCTTTCCGGCCCGCTGATGCCTTCGTCTTCCAGCACCGGGAACTTGCCAGCGGCCAACCCGGTCGAGCGGTCGAGCACGTTGGTCGAGATCGCCGTGGCGGTGATCCCTTGGCCGGTCTTGGTGCCATCCGCAGCCACCGTACCGGAGAACATCGTTTGCAGATCGAGAAACATTTGGATCTCCTGTTTGTTCGGCGCGGGTTAGGCGACGACTGCTTCGGTGGTGAGGATCTGATCGACCGTGCGGATCGGGATGCCGAAGAACTCGGTCTGTTTCTGCACGTAGCCCGGCGAGACGGTGCCGAACTGATTGACGGCCGGAACGATGGCGAGCGCGGCGTTGGACTTGTCCAGCGCAGCGACCGACAGCATTTCCTTCACCGTGCGCGTCGCGTAGTACACCGGCGTGCCCATCCCCATGAACGGGATGCGAGCCATCGCACGCACCATCAGCTTGATGATGGCGGTGGAAGCCGTGGCGAGTTGCGTCGCCGTTTGGCCCACCAGGTCGGACACATCGACGTTGGCGATGCGAACCACGTAGCGCCAATCGCGCACGGTGATGCCGCACTTCCACTGCCAGTGGTCGGCCAGGGCGCGGTAGCGGTTGTTGTTCGAGTCGAAGGCGTCGATCAGGCCCAGGTCTTCATGGACAAGACCGGCCTTGCTGCCCTTGGGGAAGATCCCCATGACGGTGTTCTTGCCCCACACCACGAGCCACACGCTCGTGTTGTCGGAACCGGCACCGGCCGCGCTGATGACGTTCTGGCCGTTGACTGCACCGGAGATCGTCGCGAAGCGGGGCGCGAGGCCCATGAAGCGCTCGGGGTTGGTCGCGGTGTTCCCGTAGATCAACGTCTGCGCCATGTTCTGATTCAGCGCTTCGAGGAACGATTGCGCTTCCGACAGGCGGAAAGACTTGTCGTTGCCGTTCAAGGCAGCGATGTCTTTGTCGAGTTCGGCGCGGGTTTCGAGCATCCCGCAGGCGTCTTCGACTTGCGCACGGATCGACTTGCTCGGGGGCACGCCCTGGTACATCTGCCGCCAGATCGCGGTGGGCAGTCCCGTTCGCACCGTGGTCTTGTGCCCGGTCGGCATGTTGCCTTCCATCCACGGCATGTCGGTCAGGATCTCGTTGGTCTGGTTCAGCAGTTCGACCACCTCGGCCGTGTTGCCGTCCGGGTCCATCGACTTCGCCATGTCGAGCAGCGTGACCTTGCCCGACAGGCCGAGCGTCGCGCCCGACATGCGGAAGCGGCTCGGTACGCCCGTGACGACGAGATCGAGCAGCCACGCGGCGACATGCGGCCACGCGAACAGCACGATCAGCGCCAGCGCGGCGATGAGGGTGAAAGTGAGGAAGTTCATTTCGGTATCTCCTGAAAAGTGGAATGGGTTATTTGCTAGGCCAGAGTTTGCTTAAGGCTCGCTCTTCCAGCGACATTGCTCCGGGGTTCGGGGCCGCAGCGCCAGTGACGAGCTTGCCGTCATCGCCGATCAGTTTGCCGACGCGGAACGCCCACCGAAGGATCTCGGGGTTGTCGCCAAAGCCGGTCTTGTTGAGCACGTCTTTCAGTTCGGGCGTGCCAAACGCATCGAACGTGCGCATCGCGGTAGCGCGATTCGCTTCGAGGTTGGCACCACCGAACTCAGGATCGGCCAGCGCATCCGCACGCCACTTGTCGGCGCGTTGGGTGGCGAATACTTCGAGGCGACCTTGATCGCCCTTCGTCACCACGGGTGCGAGCTTGTCGATCAACAGTTGAGCCTTCGCCTGGCTGAGTCCGAGTTCCTTCACCACGCCTTTCACCGCGTCGTTGGTGGCCTTGTCGATCACCACGCCAGCAGGGGCTTTGAAGTCTTCGTACTTGTCGGGCGCTGCTTCAACCTTTGGCTGCTTCGCGATGAGCGCTTGGCCCACGCGATGAAGTTCCACCACCTCGGCGTCGGATTTCGCGGCGAGCTTTCCGTCTGCGTCATCCACGTTGGTCTTCAGCCACTCGCGAGCGGCTTTCGGATCGACTACGACAAGAGCGGGGGCTGCGGCTGCGGCGGGTGCTGCGGCGGCGGGCGCGGCTGCTGCCGGGGCCACGGGAGCGGCTGCTGCCGCTGCTGCGGGGGCTGCTGCTGCGGGTGCTGCGGCTGCTACTGGCGCTACGGCTGGTGCTTCTTGAGCCATTCGACGTACTCCCTTTGCATCTCGGTATATCGTTCGGGGCAAATTGCGTAGATCTCTGCCTGCAACTGTTGGCCGATGTTCTGTGCGCCCGCTCGGAAAGCGTTGTCTTCCGAACTCGCGCCCATCACGTGCGGCGTGTGGTGCAGTCGCGTCCAGCCCAATAGACGCCATACAACACTTCTACCCTGGCGGTGGCCCATGAGCCACTTGAAGTCGTCCACTTCCCGCGCCCGCAACAACCGCGTTAGCTCGACTTGTTCCGCCTCGCTTGCTAGTTGCGCCTCTGGCTCGAAGGGATCGTGCTTCTCACCCATTTGCTACGTTAAACCTGTTCACGGCCGTCATCCGCACTAGCTCGTCGGCCAGAGCTTCGCGGCGGCGCGTTCTTCGATGTCGGCGACCGGCGCACTCAGCGCCATGTCAGTAATTTGCAGCGTCATCCGAATTTCTTTCTCGCCGCCGAGCCGCTCTTCCGCGCCGGTCGAATTCACGATCACGGCGGCGGCGAGCATCATCTGCGAGCCAGCGGCAGGTAGCTCGGTGATGCCGAGCTTCGCCATCGAGTCGTCGTTCAGATCGACGCACAAGCCCCACGGATACTTCGGCCCTTGGTCGTTGGCTTCGCCGGAAGCTACGGGCGCACCGCCAGCGTACTCGGCCGCTTCCTCGACCGTCATCGCCATGTTGACAAGATTCATGGCTACCTCGTGATGACGAGAACAGGGATGAGCGACGTGGTGCCGTCGCCAGCGGTGCAGCGCGGGCGCACGAAGCGCGGGCGCTCTTTCAGCATGTTGGCGACAAGCAGCGCCACTTGGCTGATCGCAGCCGGAATACCGATGTCGCTGAACATGGGGAAGAACGTCACGCCGTCATCGGAGCCTTCCCACAGCACCGCGCCAGCAGCGCCGAGCGTGCCACTTTTCAGGTACGCGGTGAGCGCTCTTGCTCCCTCGACGTTCACAGGCGCACCCGAATCAAGGCCGGTTTGCGTGAGCGCGGCCCACGTCGCGAGATCGACGTTTTGGCTGGTGGGTACTCCGAGGGTGAGGGCTTTGACTGCCATGATTTTATGCTCCTGAGAGTGTTGGCTTGCCTACGTTGTCGTCGCTCTCACCGGCCGCGATGAAGTCGCCCGCTGACGGCTCGATTAACATGACGCGAATCTCTTCGGCCTCTGCGAACGCAACGAGATCAGCTTCGTTCGGCTCAACCCACCCGTAGAGCGCTTGCTCCACGTTGGTCTTCGCCACGGCGATCTCGTCGTCCGTCATGCCGCCACCGGCACGCCCGGCCCGCTGTAGCCGCTGAATTTCCCGATGATGTCTTCCACGGCCTGCTGCCCGGCCGGGCCTGCCTGCGACAGATCCTTGGCGGCGGCGGCACCGGCCGGAACCGCAGCGGCTTGCTGCGCCTTGGCCTGCGCGGCGGCACGATCCTGGCGGATGATCGCCACCTGTTCGTCGGCGACGATCAGCTTGGGGTCGACGCCGAGCATGTCGGCGTACTGATCGGCGACTTCATCGGCGTTCAGCTTGTCGAGCACCGTCATCGGCTGGCCTGCATTCGCCTGGAACGTGGCGATAGTGCCGATGGTCTGGATGTAGCGGTCGATGCTGCCCACGCCGATTGCACGCTGCGCCTGCGCGAGCATCCCGATGAATTCGACATTCAACTCCTGGCCGTGCATCTCGGGCGGCGGCGGATTGTCGCGCAGCATCTTGGCGAGCACGATGCGGTCGAACGTGATGTCGATGAAGGGTTTCAGCAGTTCGTTGTCGAGCCGCTCGATCACAGGCCCAAGCATGAGCAGCTTCTCTTCGTGCTTCTCGGCCACCTCACGTGCGGTCGGTGGCTGACGGCCTTCATCGGCCTGCGCGAGCATGAGGAACATATCGACATAGCACGCCTGCTGGATGCGCGTGCGCACGTCGCGGATGTCTTCGATTTGCCCGCTGATGTCGAGCTTCACATCGAACGCGGTGCGGATGCCGCCGTTCGGATGCTGCTGATCGTAGAAGCTAACACCGCCAGGCAGAGTCGCAAGCGGCATGTTCTTCAGTGCGGCCGGAACTTGCAGCGGCGGCTTCACGCTGTAGTCGATTGCCTGCGCTTTGCGGATCTGGCCGTGCTGCAACTGCTTGTTGTCGCCGAGCGCTTCCATGCCCGGCCCGTTGCCGTACACGTCGCCGCCTGTTGCGTGCCAGCGCGGCACGAGGCACGGGAAGCGCTTGAAGCCGCCCTCACGCAAGAACTGCTGATTGGCGTATCCGTTGGGGTTCGCACCCGCAAGCTCCATGTAGTTCGAGGCGAACGGCAGATCACGGCCGAGAGGGCTGCGCAGGTTGCGGGCGCGATCCGCACGCGGCTCGATCACGTGCAGCACTTGCACCCAGGCATCCAGCGTGCCGCGATCCCACATGGCCTTCACGCCAGGCGAAACTTTGTCGATGCCGAACTCGGCGACGAGGCTCGCGACCGTCATCTGGAACTCGCGGTAGAGCGTGTTGACCTCGCCCTTGTAGTTCGCGGCGATCATGTACTCGCCGCACGTGGTGACGTTGTGGTGCAGGACGTTCTCGAAGTCGTCCATCACGATTGTCGCGCCCGTGCCGTACAGGCCCATCTCTTCGTAGATCATGTGCAGCGAGCGGTACGTGTTCGAGCGGGAGAAGATCGCACGCATCTTCTCCGACACCATGTTCAGCCAGAGCTTGACCGGCGCGTACTCCATGAGATCGGTGTCGAGCGTGCCCAGGCGGAACCACGGCCGGGCCGGGCTGGTCATGCCCGCCATCAAGCCAGCGGCGAGCACGCGGATCGCCCGCGTGCCGGTCGAGTCGATGATCGAGTTGTAGCGCTTGTCGCCCTTGTTCTGATCGGTGATGAGGAAGCGGCCCGTGCGCGGCATGAAGAATTGCGAGATCTCGCGGTACTGCGGTATCCAGGTAGCTCGCTCGGTGAAAAGCGCCCCGCGCCGAATCAGGTATTGCTGGAAGAGGGAGACTTCAGGCATCTCAGCCGCCCAGGCTCGATGTGCCGCCGAGCAGCGTGGATCGCGCCACGTTGCCGACGCCCGCCTGGCCCTTGGTGATGTCGGTGCTATCCGGCGAATCAAGCCCGAAGAGCAGCGCGTTCTTCTTCCTGATCGCGGTGAGATCCGGGTCGATGGCCGCTTGCGGCAGCGGTGGCGCAACGGCTGGCGTCACGCCAGCGACGGCCTTCTTAGCGCCAGCGACTTGCGCATCGGCACTGAGCAAGCTCGATGCGGCACTCGCGATTGGCGCGGCGGTCTTCGCGACTTGCAGCGCCTCGCTTAGTCCCGGCCCGGTTGCGCCCGCGTTCGCCGCGCCAAGCTCGGCGGAAGTCATCGCGGTGCCCTCAACCGCGCCAGGCCCGGCGAGAAGTTCAGGTGCCGCCGCTTCCCCCGCGCCCTTCGCAGCCGCGCCTGTCGCGCCCTCGGCTACTGTGGCCTCGCCGACGCCTGCATCCATGCTAGATATCCTTCACGGTGTTGTAGCCGGTGACTCGGTAGCCGCACGCCTGGAAGAGCTTCGTGGTGGCTTCAATGTTGATCGCGGTGCTCTGGCCCACCATCACCTTGCGTGCGCCCTTCTCACGCGCCCACTGCTCGAAGTCGCGCAGCAGCAGCGGTGCGGCGAGCGAGCCGCGTGCATCCTTCTTCACCCACCAGCCCATGTCGTGCGCGAGGATCTCGTCGCAGAAGAACGAGCGCTGCACGTGGCCGTAGAACGCGCCAAGCCCCTCGCCGTGCAGCACCGCGATCCTGAAGTAGCGATCAGGCACCAAGTTGCCGCACGCGGCCAGTTGCCGGATCACCTTCGCCTCATCGAGCGGCAGCGAGGCGAATATGGAATTCTTGTGCATCTCGTGCATGATCGGCAGCGCTTGATCGCGCCACTCGGGCGACCACGGCAGGATTTGAATGTCGGTATGCCCGCGAGCTACGGCTTCGTCGAGCACACGCTCAAGGCGCGAAGGGGCGGCGACTGCGCTCATCAATTAGGCCAAGTTGGTTGCAGCGAACGGATCATATTCCCGAGCGCGGCCGTCATCCGCACTGGCTGGCGGCAGCACGATCTCGCCGCCAAGCGTGCGCACTTTTGCCTGCACTGGATGCGCGAACGACAGGATCAGCGAATCCCATCGGTTAGGCGACGCGAGATCGCGGCGCTTGAGATCCTTCTTCGCCTCGATCTGGATTAGGCCATCCATGCGCGGCACGGTCTGCACGCTCATCGCTTCGAGGTACATCGTGTGATCGAGCGGGATCGAGCCGCCTTCCTTCAGCCAATCACGCGACGCCTTATACATCTCGGCCCGCTTGTTGAAGCAGCCTGGATCTTCCGACTTCGCTGCGAACCACACGAGTATCCAATCACGCTTGAGCGTGCGGCCGACGCTCACCACGCCCGTGCCATATCCGGCGTCGATGAATACGGCGTCGGCCATGTGCTCGTCTTCGAGGCGGGCGAGCATGTTCGCGATCTCGACATCGTTATCGTTCTTCGCGAACGTGCGCAGGATCTCGTACTTCAATCCCTGGCGCAGGCCGATCACGCCCTCGTCGTCGCCTTCCCACGAGTTGTCGAGCGTGAGGATCTTCGGTGCCCAACCGTAAGCGGTGATCGGCAGATGGCGACCGAACGCGGCGTCTAGATCGCGCTCGCTGATGAACTGCTTCGAGTCCATGCTCGGGAACATGCCGCGAATGCGCACCTTCACGTAGTCGCTGTCGATGCCGTGGTCTTCGATGGCGTCGTTGATGAACTTCTTGTTGGTGATCTGCACCGTGCGGCTGTCGATGTGGCGATGCCCCCATCGACTGCCAGTGCGGAAGCAGCCACGGAACCAGCCGCTATTCCTCGTGCCGTTGCCGAAGGCGAACTTCATCGGCTCGCCGTCCGTCAAGCCGCCTTCGCTCACCTCGTCGATCTTGTCCACGATGCCGCTTGCTTCGTCGAACAGGTAGAAGCTCGTCGATGTTGGTGCGTGCTGGCCTGCGAACGATTCGCTGTTCGTCTCATCGCACGTCGCGGCCTGGCAGAACCACGAGTCGGGGAATTTGATGTGCGACATGCGCATCGTGCCCATGCCGGTCGTGAGATCCCACCAATGCGAGGTGATGCACTTGCGCGTCCACTTCGCGATCTGCGCCCACGTCTTCGTGCGCAACTGTGGCGCTGTCACCGCTGTCACCGTGCCCTGCGCGTGCGGCCTGGTTGACATGATCCAGTTCTCAAGCCACGCGACGATGGCCGACTTGCCGATGCCGTGGCCGCTCACCACGGCCTCGCGGATGGGATCTACCGGCGTCTTGCCATCGAAGGCGTGCTCGCGCACGATCTTGCCGATGTGTTCGAGGAAGTCGCAGGCCCATAGATCAGGGCCGTAGCCCTCGCCGTAGATCGCGGTGTACGGGAAGGCGAGCTTGCACACCTGGATGCTCTTATCGTTCTCCCAATCGTAGGCGAACATCACGAAGCCAAGCGGATCAGCGAAGAACTTCGCCATCAACTCGGCGAGATGATCGTCGGCCGGTGTGACCTTAGAGGCCGACGCGCTTGCGAGCACGCAAGATCCTTTCGTCGAGATCGCTCGTGTCGATCTTCAGCTTGTCGTTGAGCAGGCCCAGGTGGCGCATCAGTAGCTCGCGTGCCTTGTCCTGCGGGTGCAGCTTTACCTCGATGCCATCCTTGGTCTGCTTGGCTCCTGCGTAGAGCGAACGCGCAGCGGGGGAGAGGTAGCGCGTGTCGTTCACGTGGACGTACACGCCGCCCACGCCGCCGCAGGCCGCACACTCAGGGTTTGGATCTAGCTTCGCGTCGAACCCGAGGCCACCGTGCTCGAACACTTCGAGCAGCCCTTCGTCGCTCACCTCGAAGGCGTGCTTAGCGCGATCTAGCTCACGCTGATCGACGTACTGATATTTGCCCTCGATGCCGTGGCAGTGGCGGCAGCAGCCGCGACGCACTTGCATGATCTCGTTGGGGTCGGCGAACGCGGTATCGTGAATCGAGCGCAGCACCTCGTTGGCCTCGATCTTCACCGCCGCCATGCGCTCGGCATTAGCCCGTTCGATTGCGGCGCGGATCTCGGGCCGCTGCATCATGCGGTAGCCCCAGGTGGCAATGCGCGTGGCCGTGCCGGTGATGCCGACGCGCCGGGCTGCGGCGCTCGCATTCAGGTCGATTAAGTATTCGCCGACGAAGCGAGCGTCTAGCTCGGCGACGGCCAGTTCGGATTTTGAAGCCACGGGCGCATTGTCGCGCCCGCCACGGCCGTCATCCGCACCGCGCCCGCGTCAGCCCTTTGCAGATGTCCTTGATCGTGCTCTTCGAGGCTTCCATCTTGGCCGCGATCTCGCGGTACAGCCACCCGGCGCTGCGCAGTTCGAGCACCAGGTCAACGTCGCGGTCGGTGAGTATTGCCTTGTGGTGCATCTGGCCCCTGACTCGAATCAAACGTGCAGCTTTTTGCGCATCCGATAGCTGATAGCGAACGCGCAATTTTCTGCGCTTTAGCTTGGATCTAATCATCGGCTGTGAGGTTGGTGCCTCGGTGCCGTGAGTGCCGCTATATATAGCCTAGCGGCACGGCACGGCACCACAGAGGATTTTTGACGGCACCTAAAAGGCACCAAACGGCACCACGGCACCGCTAAAAATATCAACGACTTACAAGCGCTCGGTGCCATTAAGCTAAAAGGCACCGCCCTGTTTTCAGGCCAAACGGCACCAGCCTTGGAACGCCTCGGTGCCTTTAAGGATTTACTGCACGTTCGCAAAGTTTTGCGCATTCAGTTCGCCTTGCGCACGTAAATGCCATCCACAACAAGCAATCCTTTGTCCAAAGCCCCTTGGGTGGCGTTGTCGGTGGCCTTATTCACTTCCCTGGTGGTGATGTGGTTCGCCTTCATGGCCTCTTTCACCTCGGCCAGCCACGCGGATGTGAGCACGTCGCCACCGGCATCGCTGAGGATCTCCCATAGCTCCACGGCCTTGCGCTCGTTGGCACCCACCCGGCTCTGCTTGCGTGCGCCCACGCCAGGCAGCGCAGCACCGTGATCCACTACGCAGGACGTGAGCGGCCTGCCCTTGGCATCCTCGCCAATGCCCACCACGCGCAGCTTGAAGCCGAACTCGATGGCGTCGGCCCCATCCTTTTGCTTTGTCACCGTCGCCACGCGGTCATGGTTCGAGCGCACGATCTCAATTTCGGTGTCGATTGCGCCCCGCATTCCAGACCAGCCGCGTGCTCCCTTGCTCGAATCCTTGCCGCTGTGGTGGATCAGGATGGGCATACAGCCCGCGTGCTTCCTCACCATCTGGCAGTGCATGATGAGCTTGCCCATATCCACGCCGCTGTTCTCGTCGCCGCCCGCGAGCACCTGGGCCACGGTGTCGATCACCACGATCTTCACCGGCCGGATGGCCTGCAACTGAATAATCAACTGGCGCACGTGTTTGGGATCGAGGAAGTTGGGTGTGTCGCCGAGCACGTGGATGCGGCCTGCGTCTTCGGGATGCTCGATGCGGTACGCCTTCAGCCTGTTCCTGAACCCGGCCGCACCTTCGGCCGCGACATACGCGCACGCGCCCTTCATCGTGTCGCGGCCCTGCCAGGCCGTGCCCGCCGCGATGGCCTTGATGAGATCGAGCGTCCAGAACGATTTGCCGCTGCCCGACTCGCCGAACACCATCGCGAGATCGGCGTCGGGCAGCACGCCCTCGACTATCCAGTTGAGGGGGCCAGCGCCAGCGAAATCGTCTTCGTTGACAAACTTGAATCGACTAGCGGCAGCGGGTGCGCCTGGTTTTTCTGTTGCAGGGGCATCTTCAATGACACTGAAATCATCAGCCAAGGTCGGATCTTGCCACCCGTAATCAGACGCTTTCGCGAAGAGCGACCGCGCCGTGATTGCCGGGCCATCCCTATCATCCCGTAGGTGCGGCCACACGCGATTGATGAAGAATTCGGGATCGTCGCGGGAGTGTCGCGCATTGAAGGGCAGAAGAAGCGATATACCCACTTCACTGTGGTCGGTAGCGGCACTGACGGCGCAAACGATACGAAACCATTCGTCATAGCTTAGCTCTGTGTCGGGGCCGTCGCGTCCGTTGGGGATGGCGTCGAGGGCGGATTTAACGAGCGCCGCTGCGCTATCGTCACCGATCTCAGCACTCGGTACGCTGCGTTCCTCGCGCTCGCGCACCGGCACGTTGGGCGAATCGCGCCAGCCGTTGAAATTGCCAAGAGGGGCTGACTTGCCGCTCCACGGCAGAATAAACATAGAACCTTTTCCATCTGCGGGCACCTCGTCTTGTTTGGGGAAAATTTCGATCTGATGGTGGGCGACACCCTTCGTGCCGCTCTTGAAGCCGCAGGCGTCGATGACTTCCTTCAGCCTCTCGCGCACGCTGTACGCATCCTGATCCTCGGCCCAGGTCAGGTAGATGTGGATGCCCGCGCCGCCGCTCGATGTGAAGAGGTGCGGCTCGTAGCCCTGCTCTTCTAGCGAGACTGCGATGGTGTTCGCGATCTCGACCATCTTCTCGAAGGGCGTCTCGCCCTTGTGCGAATCTAGATCGAGGCAGGCGACGCGGGTGGTGGATTGGCCGGGCGCTATGGGGCACAGGCCGAAGGTTCTTGTACCGTGGCAGTGCTCGTTCAACTGCACTTCAGTGAAACGCTGCTCGATCATGCGCGGGCCGTCTTTGCCCTTGATCCAGCAGTGGCCGCGCCACATTCGAGCGGCCAACGGTCGTAACAACGCTGTGAGATCTCCCCGATCCACGGCGCGGTGCTACGAGCTACGGCACTGTTTGGCGAACTCGCAGGCTTTACAAGCAGGGCACAGGCTCTCCCGAGGGATCGCACCGGCCGAAGCCCGGTCGATGCGGGCCGCGAGATCGGCGGTGACGCCGGTATCCCGGTAGCCGCCCGCGATGTGGCGCAGGGTGCCGAGCGTGGTTTTCGCCTTTCGCGCCAGTTGGTTGCGTTCTTTTGTGGTGGCCTGTTTGTACCAGCGGGCGATAGTGGTCATGGGTTATCCTTGAAGAAGGCCGCGACTTTAGCACGCGCCGCAGGGGTGGCGTCAAACTTTATTTTTGTAGCGGTGTGCGGCAGGCGCTAAACCTGTGCTAGTGTCGCGGCTTCTTACCGGGGAGTGACCTGATGAACACCGTAATCGCCCACCTGAACGCCGTCATCGAAGACAGGATGCCGACAGCGCTCAAGGCCGAGCCGTGCAGGAAAGCGCTCTTCGCCATCGAGACGCAGCAGCTTGCGGTGAATGCGCTGCGGATCGTGGTGAAAGAGATGAGCCACCTGACCGGGCTGAAGCCGGAACCCATCGAGGCTTATCACCACGCCTGCCGCTACCTGGCGCTGTACGACAAGCAAATGGCCGAGCGCGCCGCACAGGTGCCTTACGATGGTGTCGCCAACAAAGCGCAGTACGAGGCCGAAGCTGCTCACGCCGCACTAGCGGCCGAAGACGCCTCGGATCTGGCCTAGTTGACAGGGAGTTTAGCATCCGCTAAACTCTAGTCTCCTACCACCAACCACAGAGGAAACACCATGAGCCACGAACTGACCCAACGGACGAACGGAATGACCGAGATGGCCTACCTGGCTGGCACGAGCCGCTGGCACGGCCTCGGCAACGAACTGAAGGAAGACGCGACCATCGAAGAGTGGACGGTCGCGGCCGGGATGGATTGGAAGGTGCAGCGCTCCAGGGTGCGCTACGAGACGGACGCCACGGGCACCGCGCCCCAGGTGTGGGACGATCAGCACGTGCTCTTCAGGAGCGACAACAAGAAGCCCCTTGGCCTCGTCAGCGACGGCTTCAAGATCGTGCAGCCCCGCGAGTGCCTCGAATTCTTCCGCGACCTCTGCGAGACGAACGGGTTCAAGCTGCGCACCGCAGGCACGCTCTTCGAGGGACGCCGGTTTTGGGCACTGGCCGACATCGGCGAAGAGTCGATCATCCTCGACCCCCGCGACAAGGTGAAGGCCCGCACGCTGATGTTCACGGCCTGCGACGGCAGCGCGAAGACCACGGTGAAGTTCGTGAACGAGTGTGTGGTCTGCAACAACACCCTCACCTCGGCGCGGGCCGAAGACGGCAAGCAGGTTGCGGTGAGCCACCGCAGCGTGTGGAACCCCGACGACGCGAAGGTGAAGCTCGGGATCGCCAACGGCACCTTCAGCGAGTTCATCAGGCAGAGCCGGGAGTTCGCGAGGACCACCTTCACACCCAAGGTCGCCGACATGTTCACCCTGCGCCTGGTCGAAGGCATGGATCTCGACACCACGATGACCACCGCAGAAGTCGAAGAGACACGCGCCAGCCGCGCCTACAAGAAAATCATCGGCCTCTTCAACGGGCAGGCGATGGGCAGCAACCTCAAAGGCCGCACGGGCACGGCCTGGGCCTGGCTGAACGCGGTGACGGAGTACGCCGATCACCACGCTCCCGCCAGGAACGACGACAACCGCTTCAACAGCAGCCAGTTCGGCATCGGCGACAAGATGAAGAACTCGGCCCTCGCGCTCCTGCAAGCGGCCTAACCACCCCTCGGGGCTTGCCGCTAGGACAGGGCAAGCCCCACACCTAACCTAGAGGATCAGCGAATGAAAACAGTCAAAGACCTGGGACGCGAGATCGAAGACGTAAGCAACGAGGTGCAGAAACTCGTGGCGCAGCGCGGCGACCTGGTAGCGAAGTGGGCGATCCAAGCCGCGACGCGCAAGAACGGCGACACCTTCACGCAGAGCGGCTACCCGCACCACGGCAAGCAGTGCCAGATCGTCAGCGTGCGCGGCAGGCTCGCGGGCGGCTTTCCCATCGTCGAGTACCGGGCTAACGTGCTGAAGAAAGATGGCACGCTGTCCACGGTCGAGTTCGATCTCACCTTCATGGGTGGTGTATGATGACCCGCGAACACTTCTGCACCTGCTGCAACCGGAAACTGAACCCGGCCACGCTCGTGTCGCTCGAACTCGACCAGCGCACAAACACCTATCACAACTTCGGCGGCATCCCGGCCGATGTCAACCAAGGCGGCTTCGACTTCGGCCCTGCCTGCGCCAAGAAAGAGATCGCCAAGGCCCGCGCTGCTGGCGCGAAGGCGGCAGCATGAACTTCCTGACCTACGAAGAGCGGATGCTCTGCATCAAGCTCACCATCGCGCTGATCGTGCTCGTGCTGATCGAGATGGTGCTCACGTGAGCCGCACCTCTACCTACGCGGTGCCCGACTCACCACGCATCTGCACGCTCGGTAAGCCTTGCGTGTACCGGGAGCTTCGCGTGTGCCCGGCACCTCGGGTGTGCAAGGGCAATAGCGATGCCGCCTGCCATCGGATCAACAACAAGGATTTGATCGGCGAGCTTCACCAACTGGATTCAGGCGCGTGAACTTCAACATCGACACCGAAGAAGGCATGGCGAACGCGGTCGCTTGGCAGCAGAAGATGATCGACGTGCTGGCCGATGGTGGCCGGTGGGTGGTGCCGAGATCCGGCACCATCTACATGATCGACAAGACCAACAAGAGGGCCAGGAAGGTGCTCGGCTTGAAGCCCGAGCCGACGATCACCCGCGTGTTCGAGGCGATGGGCTGGACGGTGGAAGGAAACGACAAGCCGCTTTCAAATCCTCGCGGCCTGAATTACTGCGACGTGTGCCACACCAACGGCCGCACGATGGCGGGCGGCTGCGAAAACTGCGGAGATCCCTGCCTGTGACCATGACCCACTTGAAGAAGCCCGAGCCGACGATCACCCGCGTGTTCGAGGCGATGGGCTGGACGGTCGAGGGCAACGACAAATGATGGTCAACGGAAAATGGCGCGACAACATTTCGTGCCGCGTCCGCCGGTTCCGCCACCCTGGCTCCTTGTCGTGCCGAGAAGCGTTCATCGCCAACGCTCGCGGCAATCGACTCGAAGCCGCGATCCCACCCTACGAAGAGGAAACCATTATGAAATTCGACGTGCAGTTCAAGATCAAGAATCGCCTCGGCGCGAAGAGCCGATATTCTCTCGGCGAGGTTTGCGTCTGCTTGGTGGATCGCTACTCGCTCAAGGAAAACGAGATCGCGAACATCGTCACGCTGCAAGAAGGGGATTCGTTCTCGAACGAAGACATGACCGTGACGAAGGTGGAAGAGTGAAGCGCAAGACCTTCACCGAGTTGATCTGCTACTGCTGCGGGGCCGAGCTAGGCAAGGTGTTCGCGCTCGTCTCAGCGGCTCGCAAACCCGAGCGCGTCTTCACCATGCGCCTAGAATGCCTGCCACGCGCCGACAACCCAGGCGGCACCACCGTTAAAGTGCTGCGCAGATGATCTGCGCGATGTCTGAAGAGCACGACGATTTTTACCAAGCAGTTCCCTCAACCAAGAAAAGGAAATTTGCACCAATGAGCATCGAAGCCAAGATCGACGCGCTGATCGCAGCGCTGACCACCAACACCGCCGCGCTCGTGGCGTCCACCGGCAAGAAGCTCGACGCCGCACCGGAGAAACCCGCAGGCAAGGCGGCAGACAAGGGCGAGAAGCCCACCACCGGCATCGACTATGACCGCGACGTGAAGGCGCACGTGGTCGAACTCGGTAAGTCGAAGGGCCGCGACGCCGTGCTCGGCGTGATCGGCGCGTTCAAGACCAAGGCCGGTGCCCCCGCCGCCAACGCGCTAGAAGTCGATCCGAAAGACTGGCCGAAGTTGAGCGAGGCGCTCAAGGCCAAGATCGCCGAACCCGCCGCGCTCGCGTGAGCCTGAAGCTGCTCGTGGTCGCGGTGCGCCGCGCTCTGGCGCAGATCGGCCACGAGTGGCGGCAGCCGCGATACCCACACCGATAGCCAGGGAGAAAAAGATGGAAGCCAAATTACACGCGGTTCTTTCACCCTCGGGTGCGCACCGCTGGATGAACTGCATCGGTGCGCCCGCGATGGAGATGGGTCTGCCCGATGGCAGCAACGAATACAGCGACGAGGGCACGTGCGCCCACAACGTCGCCGCGATGTGCTTCAAGGAAAAGCGCCCGGCCACGGCCTACATCGGCCGGTACGTGGATGTCGGCCCCTGCCGCGCCTACGAGTTCCGCGAAGACATGGCCGAAGCCGTGCAGTGCTACGTGGACATGGTGGACTCGCTGCCTGGTGAGAAGTTCTACGAGGTGGCAGTGCCCATCGGCCACCTGACCGGCGAGGAAGGCGCAACAGGCACCGCTGACGTGGTGAGCATGACGGACGACTTCGAGGAAATCATCGTGGTCGATCTGAAATTCGGCATGGGCGTCTTCGTCAACGTCGAGCGCAACAAGCAGGCGATGACCTACGCGCTCGGTGCGCTGAAAAAGTACGATGTGCTCGGCTCGATCAAGCGCGTGCGCATGTTCATCCACCAGCCACGGATCAGCGAAGCACCGAGCGAGTGGGATTGCACCGTCGAGGAACTGCTTGCCTTCGCCGCAGAGGTGGAAGATAAAGCTGCGCAGGCGCGGCTCGCGATCACGCTGCGCGACGCCTGGATGCACGAGCCGGATACAGGCGGCTACCTCACGCCGGGTGATGAGCAGTGCAAGTTCTGCAAGGCGAAGGCGACATGCCCGGCGCTTGCGAAGTTCGTGCAGGAAAATGTCGGTGCTGACTTCGAGGTGCTCGCCACCCCCAACAGCATTGACATTCCAATTCGTCTCGCTTCGCTGGATGCGCCAGTGCTGGCGATGCGCTTGACCGCCACCGGCCTGATCGAAGATTGGATCAAGGCCGTGCGTGCCGAAGCCGAGAGGAAGCTGCTCGCGGGCGAGACGGTGCCTGGCTACAAGATCGTGCAGGGCAGGCAGGGCAATCGCAAGTGGAGCGATCCTGACGCGGTGGAAAAGATGATGAAGGAAACCTTCAGGCTCACCAACGAGCAGATGTACGACTTCAAGCTGATCTCGCCCACCACGGCCGAGAAGCTCGCGCCCAAGCTCGACAAGGATGGCAAGGTGAAGCCGATGAAGGAAGGCGCACCCGAGCCTGTGATTGGTGTGCGGCAGTGGCCCAAGCTCGCCACCCTCATCACCAGGGCCGAAGGCGCGATGAGCGTGGCACCGGAGTCAGATCCCCGGCCTGCGATAACCGTGAACCCGCTCGCCGACCACGAGGCTCTTGATGCAAGCGACCTCGCCTAAAGTGGCTGCGATACTGCCAGCGGAAGCGGTCGAGCTATTGCGTGCCGCCGCGAGGATGAACCCGCTCGTGCCGGTGGGCCTGGATGCCCAACGGACACGGATGGTCGAGTACGCAATCGACAAGATCAAAAGCAAGTACCCTCAATTTTTCAGGAGATGACTTTGGAAAACCAGCACCAAAAAATCAGCGGATACCGCGATCTTCAGCAGCACGAGATCGACCTGATGAACAAGATCAAGGATCACGCCGTCGCTGGCGAAGCGTTGATCGCTCGGGTATCCGCTCATCTGGCCGCGAATCGGGACGCAATCGAAAGGTATCCTTCGGTCGCGGATGCCAAGATTGACCGCGACCGCATGGCGAAGGCCGAGCCGCATCGCTGGCTCGCCATCGCCCGCACCGATTTGCAGACTGCGAACATGGCGCTCGTTCGCGCCGTCGCGCAGCCCACCACGTTTTAACCGCAGTACCACTTCAACCAGGAGAACTCTCAGATGGGACTCAAAATCAAGCTGAACAACGTGCGCCTTGGCTTCGCGCAGCAACTCTTCAACCCCTCGGCCGTCGAGGAAGGGCAGACCAAGAAGTTCGGCTGCGACTCCCTGCTCGTGCCGGGCCACAGCGTTCTCAAGGCCGTGGTGAAAGACGAGAAGACCACGTGGGTGCCGACCACGATGCCCGAGGTGCTGCTCGCTGTCGCCAACGAGACGATCAAAGGGACGGGCAAAGCGAAGCCGTGGCTCGATGCGCTCGAAGGCTCCAAGCGCTGCTACCGCAACGGCGACACCCGCGTGACCAAGGGTGGCGACGCTTACGAGGGCTACGAAGGCGTGTGGTACGTGGCGGCGAAGTCGAAGACCCGGCCGCTGCTCATCGACGCGAACAAGCAGCCGCTCACGGAAGCCGATGGCAAGCCGTACTCGGGCTGCTACGCGAACGTGGTGATCGAGGTGTACGGCATGGGCGACCCGAAGAAGAAGGGCGTCCACGCGGCGATCAAGAGCGTGCAGTTCGTGAAGGATGGCGACGCCTTCGGTGGCGGCGCTCCCTCGTCGCCGGATGACTTCGACGACCTGGGCACGGGCGCTGACGCGGGCGATCTCGCCTAACGAATACGCGGGACGCTGAATCCTCTCACGCACCAAGCAGCCATGCCGAGCCACATGGGAAACAGTCAACCTCGAAGCACGCCGTCGCCCGCTAATCGTCACGGCGGCGTGCAGGATTCCGTCTCAGCGTCGCAAGTGAAAGACGGTCTAAGGTTGACGGCTCGCCCCCACCGCTATGCCTCGATGCAGGAGCGCATCCTCGCCAACTCGAAAGTTGACGAGAGCACGCCGCTCGTTCACGGCAAGCACTGCCGGATCTGGCAGCTTCGTAGCGTCGGCAACAAGAACGGCACCAGGTATCCAGTGTTAAACGTGCGCTTCAAGAAGGGGCCGAGGAAGGGCAAGGTCAAAACGGAGTACGTGCATCGTCTAGTGATCCGGGTATTTAAGAATCGCAGGTTATCAACCCGCATGGTGGCGCGGCACTTGTGCAACACGCCGTTGTGCGTCGAGGCCGAGCACATCACGGGTGGATCTCAGAAGCAGAACGTGCGCCAGTGCGTGCAGGAAGGC